GGTATTAATCATCCTAGGAGAAGTGTTATGATAAAGAAAGATGGTCACGGACTCATCGGTACTCACATCGCAACAGGTATGGGAGTGGAGATTAATCTAACCAAACAGGAGATGCTTCTTGCATCTGCTCCTAAGAATATCAATGAGTCGTGGGAGAAAGCCATGGAGATGGTCAAAGCACGTCTCGGTATTGAGGTCATCGGTCAGATAGAAATCGAACAAATTGTCATAAATGGGGTTGCCAAGACCTTCCATTAATGGTATAATTACTGTGTAACAGGGAAAAAAGAAGTTAATCTGAGAGTTATTCTTTTATTATGTACCTATGTGAAGTCTCAGAGGGTCATGTCCGAACATGCATAGCGGGATGAGAAGCCCGCTGCTCTACAACGCAATAGCTGTAGGGCTCTCAGAGCGCCTTAAATGGCGATAGGAGAAGTACATTCTGTGTGTCTCTGAGCGTCTGAGCTGCTCTCTAAGCGATTGCGTGTGTAGGGGACTATGAAACGCCTTAGTGGCGCTCACAGGCTAACGCAAAACAGTGCTGTGGGACTCCTAGAGAGATTCGAAGTCGGGTCATGCGCCCCACTAGATTTACTTTAAGGGTTTTAAAACACTTCAGAGAAAAAAATTCTCTGGCCAAAAATAAAGATTGAGAGGATTTTATGAAAATTACTGGAACACACTTAGGACTTGCTATCCTTATTACCTATTTTGTATTGCAATCTACACTAGTAGAAGCAAAAGACCAACTCCGACCCGATGATAATAGATTCGGAGACGTGAGAATACAGGAGAATGTCTATCAAGGGACTGTTGTCTCTGTATATTCTGTTGTGATTAAGAAAGATGAAGAGGGATATTCTCTCTATGGTGGTCTCATAGGCGGTTATCTAGCACGTGAGAGTATGAAAGGTAAGGGTGAGTCAGAGGAAGTCCTTGGTACACTCGCAGGCGGACTCGTAGGGTCTAAGATTGGACGTGAGGTGAATAAATCTCGCAATACCGTGGATGGTGTACAGTTAATTGTTGACGTGCCAGGCATCGGTGTTAAGTCTATTATACAGCAGAAGACATCTGCATTTAATTTTAGTAGTGGTGATACAGTTTATCTTGTCGGCACTCGAAATAATCTACGTGTATTGAAAAAAAACCCCTAGACGTAGTAGGGTATACCATGTATAATGGTATTATATTAACCGAAACTGGTTTTATTACACTGGTGACTCATAAGGCACCTTCACAATAAATCAGATTCACATTTAAGGAGACGAATATGTCTTATATTAGTACAAGTGATGGTCTCGATACTTTAAAATCGACCTTGGAATCCCTAAACCAACAAAAAGAGGGGAGTGCCTTTTCTGCAAAAGGCGAAATAGAGGTTTCGTTTGGTTTTACCTACGTCAGTTCTCTGTTTGTTTTAGGTAACCGTTCCTATCAGAGGGAAAGGGTTGCAACAATACCCTTCAAGCAGGGTATACTCCAAACTGTTTTAGAGGATTCCTTTAAGAGGATTCCTCAAATACACATTCTTGTCAAGTTTGATGAGGATGGTAAGGTCATCGCACTTGAATTGATGGATGGCCAACAGCGTTTCTCCAGTCTACTAGACTTTTCCAATAACGAATTCCCACTTGCACCGAATTTAACAATCAATGGTGTGAAGTTGGGTGGTCTATACTTTAATCAGTTAGACGTTGACATGCAACAGTTCATATTAAACCACTCAGTTGACGCTGTGTGGTATATGAATCTCAAGAAAGAGCAAATCTCAGAGATGTTTGTTGATGTATTGAACAATACAAACGATATGAAACCACAAGAGAAGCGTAATGCATACCTAGGTGAGTTCCCCGAGTACGTAAGGGATACCTCTAGGACTACGCCTAAGGGGTTGCCACAGACGTTCAAGTTTAATCCCTTGTTCACACGTGCAATCGACTCTAAAGGTAAGGAGACGTTATCTCATTTCTCCAAGAACTTTAAACTCAATGCAAGAATGGAAGTAGACCAGTGGGTCTCGCAACTTGCATACCTATCTTATTCGTCACATGACTGGACGGATGGCATCTCGCAACAAGCACACTCTAAGTGGGTCAAAGAAGTGACTACGGGTACGGGTGCTTATGCGGAGAAGTTTACGGATAAGAAGTTCATGGACAAGTTATTGTCTGTTACCAAGGAACTGGTACAGAGTGTACCCAGTGCAAAGAAAAATCGTTTGACTGCAATGTTTACTCACATGATGGCGTTGTATTACATGGACATTACTGGGAGATTAAATTCAAAGGCAAGTGTCACCAAGTCCGTCTTTGCAAATAAGTTTATTAGTGTCATGGAAGAATGGAGTGACAAAGACAAAGCACTCTTCAGAGACGAAACGACCTACAACGGCAATCCTATGCCACCGGCACTGGAACTCTTTGGTGGTTACAACAAGAATGCAATCATGACGATTAAATCTATTCTTGATAAGTCCGACCCTGTTGAGTATGGGGTGACCTTTACCGATGATGCTTCTTTTCCAAAGGAGTGGATAATCAAGAAACTAGAGGAACAGGGTGGTGTTGATTATTACACGGGTCTGCCTCTTGACATAGATAATGCAGAGGGTGACCACTATGTTGCAAAGTCGCAAGGTGGTAAGACTGAATACTCTAACCTTGTAGTGTGTTCCCGAAGTGTTAACAGACAAAAATCAAACATGAGTGCAAAAGCATTCCTCGAATATTGCGAACAATTTAAACTGGAGAAGTAATTATGGAAGTTATGACCTACACCAAGAAAGCAACACTCGAACGTCTTGAACGACAATCCGCTGGAGAGACAATTGAAAAACTTGTCAATAAAATTAAAAACTGGCACTACGATAGAAACCTTATTGATGGTGCTACGGATAAAGACCAAGTGTGTAAACTCATTCAAGAGGTGGGTGAACTATCTGATAACGTTTGTAAAGAACGTGACGTTGCAGATGACATTGGTGACATCATGGTAGTGTTAATTAATATTGCCGAACGTAATGGGTTATCTTTACGTCATTGTCTTGAAGTTGCATACTCTGATATTAAAGACCGTAAAGGTAAAATGATTGATGGTATTTTTGTAAAAGAGTCAGATGCAGAATAGTAATTTAACAAGTCAACGTTGGAATCCGCCTGCTGATTGGATTAGTGAGGCGGGTTTTAATACCCACTGGTTTGGTTTAATTGATTTAATTATTTCACTTAAACATCAAGGTGTACAGAATGCATCTATGATTGAGATAGGAACTAACCGTGGTGAGAGTACAGCACTCTTTGCCATGAGTGGTTTATTTAAACAGATAACAACAATCGATATTGCATTTAAACAACGTGCATACGATACAAATATTTTTAATAATATTAAATACTTAACGGGTGACAGTAAAACCGTACATAGTATTTTTTATAATAATTCAATAGATTTTATTTATATTGATGGTGACCATTCTTACGAAGGTGTTAAAGCAGATATAAATAATTACTTTAACAAACTTAAAAAAGATACTACATCTTTTATTGGTGGTCATGATTATACAAATGAATGGCCTGGCGTTGTCTCCGCTGTTGACGAGACGTTTCCCGAAAAGACGAAGCAGAAATTTAGTGACGGTTCTTTTCTTATTAAAATATAACTAGGAGAATATTATGAGATTTAATATACCAAACCCTAACGTTGTATCTATTGGAGGTTCACAAAATGAAGAACCGCAATCGACACAATATCAAGAACCCAAGATTGTTAATGAAGTTGAGTCAACTAGACAAGTGGCAGAAGAAGAAAGACCAAATCAACCACCCGCCAGAGTTAGAGATATCGAAATCATTAATAATGTTTTTTCGCCAGAGTGGTGTGATGAACTTGTTTCGTACATGGAGAAGCATCCATCAATCGGACAAGGAAGTGTCGGATACCAACAAGGAGAAGAAGAACGAGGACGTATCAACGAAGAAATAAGAAACTGTACAACTGGTTGGTTGGATGTATCATGTGATTATTCTAATCAAATGTTTAATGAAGTGTTACACCAAATGAAAATGACAAACATGTATACCTTTGGATTTGATTTGGAAAACATTGAAATACCACAGTACACTCGTTACGATTATGTCGAAGGTGGTGCTGACCAACACTATAACTGGCACATTGATTCATACCTAGGTGGTATGGGTACACGTCATGACCGCAAACTGAGTGCAAGTATTCAGTTAACAGACCCTAGTGAATATGAAGGTGGGGACTTGTTAGTTGGTGATGATGCTCGTATGGTAGAAGACCCACACATGGCAGAGGCAATGAGACAAAAGGGAACAGTAATATTCTTCCCATCATTCCTTAGACATTGTGTTACACCTGTTACTAGAGGTTCACGTAGTTCCCTAGTAGTATGGGGTGTTGGCCCAGACTGGAGATAAGATAATGGTTGAATTCAACGAAGAAGAACTTCAGAATTCAAAACGAATATTTAAAAGTGCAACCCCTAAGTATACCATTGATTGGTATGTGAAGTGGGTTGCATCTGCTTTTGTATTAGTTGCAATGTCAATCCGTGGAATACCCGAATTACAAATGTATGATTTGAGTCTTTCCATTGTTGGTATTTTTCTATGGTTAATAGTGTCAGTGCTTTGGAAAGATAGGGCATTGATTTTATTAAATGGAGTGGGCCTTTTGTTCCTTATAAATAATCTAACAAGAGCAATGCTAGGACTTTAATTATGGAACTATTGACAACTATCTTTACACTACCATGGACAATCATGTCTGTGTTAGTTAATCTCTTTGTATGGTCATCCATCGTAATACTCGCTGGTAGACATATCGAAGAATTCTTTAAGGAGAAATAAAATGGGAACAGAATTAATACTTGTACACATAGTGTTTATTGCATCATGTGTGTTTTTCAGTTACAAAAGTGGCGAACACAGTGGTAGACAAAAAATGTTACAAGACTTACTAGACTCGGAAGTTTTAACAATTGAAAGTTTAGAAGCACTATACGGAAGTGAACTAGACAAATAACAACAGGATTAATAATGAAAAAAATACTTGGAATTAATATTTCACACGATGCCGCTGTTGGTACCGTGGAAGGGCCTAAGGTAACTGGTTCGTTTGATGAGGCAAGATACCGCAGAGATAAGTACTGGTGTCCCGATTTCGACCCCGACAATGATGAGACGTGTCTGTACGATAGTATAGATGTTCGTGCTGGAGATGTCCATGACTGGGATGAAATTATATTCGCCTCTTTTGATAGACGACAGTGTACTGTTACAATCACCCCCGATAAAAAACACCCTTCCGGCAAACACTCTATTCAATTAGATAGATTGAAGACAAGAGAATTTTTGCAAGACTTACAAAATTCCCCATTGGGTACATCACGTCTAGAAGAGTTGCAAGAGAAGTGGGGTAAAAAAGCAATTGACTTTAGACATGAAAACGAAAATGCAGATGATGATGTCATAGACCAAATTCGTGGACATCAACTTGATAATCGTGCTTGTTACTTTGTAAGAGAACATCATCATCTATATCATGCATATAATGGATATGCTCTTTCACCTTTCTTTGACAAAGGTAAAGGTGCTATCACTATAGTTTGGGATGGCGGTGGTGGTCAACCATTGTATTCTGAATATCCAGGCTATCAAGAAATCGAATCAATTTATTATAGTGACCCATCAAGAATGGGTGAACTTAAATGGCAGAAATTATCTAACATTAGAATGATGGATGATTTGCAAACACACTATTTCCCAAACGAGATGTCACAGTCTACTTGGACTATAGAAGATAAGACAATCAATAAGAAGGATGATAATTTAAATTCATCTGCAGTAGAGTATGTTCTCACATCTAAACCATCTAGTGGTATGAACTTTAGTAATATCAGTGCCGCTCTTGGAACAGATGAAGAAGGACGTGCTGCTGGTAAAGTTATGGGTATGGCATCATACTCACCAACAGATGCTACGTTTAACGTACACAACAAATATTCAGTTGCACAACTAGTTGAACAGACTTCGTTTACGGAGTCATGTAAACTAATTGACAAAGCAATAGAGATGTTCCCAAAGTGTAAGAACATAGTGTTAAGTGGTGGGTATTCTTTAAACTGTACAAACAATTACAAGTACTTAGAAAAGTATCCCGACTATCAAATCTTTGTCGACCCTATCCCACATGATGGTGGTACAGCAACAGGTGCTGCTCTGTGGTTAGAAGAACACTTGAGACACGAGAAGTTAGGATTAGTAACAAATGACGGATTGGGCGATGCTACTGCCGAATTAGAAACAGTAATAGAGGATTAATTATGAAGACAGCAATTATTAGAGATTTAGATGAGGTCATCGACCTTATAGTCGGCAAGGCACAAATTGTCGCCATCTTCCAAGGTGAATCAGAATGGGGCCCACGTGCTCTAGGCAACAGGTCTATTCTATTTGACCCTAGACATCCCGAAGCAAAACAAATCGTCAACAACGTCAAGAGGCGTGAGTACTATCGACCTTTCGCTGGAAGCATCATGTTAGAACATGCTGAAGAGTATTTTGAGATGTTGCAATTACAGGAATCCCCATGGATGTCATTCGCTATCAAAGCAAAAGACAAAGCATACAAAGACATTCCAACACTAGTACATGCAGATGGTACATGTAGAATTCAAACTGTTACACGTGAACAGAACAAGAACTACTATGACCTTATTGAGAAGATGTATGAAGCGACTGGTGTACCAATTATCTTTAACACTTCATTTAACTTAGGTGGTGAACCATTAGTTGAAACTATTGAGGATGCAATCAATACTTGTAACAAGTCAGAGATTAATTTCTTATACGTTCCCGAAGACCAAGACATTCATATTCCTTATGAATCATTACATCATAAAAACATGAGTGAAATTATTAAGGCGAATAAGAGCGAGATAGCCTAAATATTTTAATGATTGAAGTAACGGATATTGCCATACAAAAACTTATCGAGAAACAAGTTGACAAAGTTAGACTTGGAGTTACTGGCGGTGGATGTAGCGGATACGAATATGTCTTTATCAGAGACGAATATAAAGACGGTGACCTAGAAATAGATTACGGTAAGTTTAAATTTTTGATAGATACAATGAGTCAACCATTTTTAAATGGAATGACATTAGATTATGAAAAGCAAGGATTGAATGAAACGTTTACGTTTCAGAATCCAAATGAACAAGCCAGTTGTGGTTGTGGAGTGAGTATTACATTTAATGAAGACATCATCAGCAAAAGCTAAAGGAAGAAAACTACAACAGTGGTTTGCAAAGTTAATGGTGGATACACTAGACCTTCATGAAGAAGATATAGAGTCTAGACCTATGGGTTCACAAGGGGAAGATATTATAATGGGACGTGAGTCACGAGAGAAGTTCCCATACAGTATTGAGTGTAAGAACCAAGAAGCAGTAAACGTATGGAAAGCATATGAACAAGCTTCAGAAAATTGTAAAGGGTATGAACCACTAGTGGTCATAAAAAGAAATAGAAGTAAACCATTAGTAGTGATTGATGCAGAACACTTTGTGGATTTACATAGAGAAAAAGATGAAATCATTTAACGAAATAACAGAAGCAAGAGATGAGGATAATAATAAGAAACCATATCGTTTGGTAGTCCTTGTTGAGCGTCCTAAGAAAATTGCTCGGGATGGCACTTCTGCAAAACTAGTATCCAAGGCAGAGAAGTTAGGAATAGAATGCTACAACTGTAGAATCAATGGTGCTTACATTATCAGAGAAGACGATGGTAAGATTACAATTCATAACGAAGGTGACGACAAGGGTTTTGAATTAGACGAGGATACAATCGTTTTCATACGTGGAGACGTGACTAAGAAAGATTCCTACATGGATTTGATATCGCAGATTGAGAGATACGGTATCCCATGTAATAACACACGTGAGTGTATCGAAGTGTGTTGTGATAAGTTTAGAACTTATCTAAGACTACAAGAGATTGGTATGAACCAACCTAAGACTGTACTGATTCCAAATGATACACCCGAGGCAGTTGATGCTGCCCATGAAGCACTAGACAATAAATTTCCAATGGTACTTAAAACACTTAGTGGTTCTAAGGGTGTTGGTGTTCTGTTAATTGAAACTGAAAGAAGTTTACAATCGCAGATTAGTTTGATTTATAAGATTGACCCTTACACTGATATCCTATTACAAGAATACATTGAGTCCGACTATGACGTAAGGTGCGTGATAGTGAACCAAGAAATTGTTGGTGCAATGAAACGTAATAAGATTACAGACGACTTCAGAAGTAATGCATCACAAGGTGCAACAGTTGAGTTGATTAAAATGACTGAATTGGAAAAACAAGAATGTCTTAAGGCTGCAAAAGGTGTGAACGGTCAATGGGTTGGAGTGGATTACATTCCTGCTAAGAACAGAGAGAAGGACACACCGTACATTCTTGAAGTCAATCATAGTGCTGGTAGTAAAGCAATCTCTGAAGCAATCGAAGAAGACATTACTAAAATGGTTCTTAAACTTTACTTTGACAGAGACATGTGGAGGAAGGAACCTAAACAGTGTGGAGTGTTAGAGTCCTTTATAGTTGACGGTCAAGAAATGACTGGTAAGTTAGATACAGGAAACTCTACTTCAGTATGTTCTTTACATGCAGAAGATGTGGAAATCAAAAACAAGAAAGTCACATGGAAACTAAATGGTGAGACACACACTAAACCATTACATAGAAGTGTTACATTACAAAAACCTGCTGAGACAAGACCAGTAGTGTTAATGGACATAGAGTTTCTAAACACTGTATACAAAGACACTGAAGTGTCATTGGATTCAAGAGGTAGTATCCCCCTTCTCATAAACCGAGACTTTATGGCTCGTGCAAATGTTATGATTAATTGTTCAAGAAAATTCATGTTAACAAACAAAGGCAAAGATATTTCAGATTAATCACTTGACAATGCATATTACTTAATAGTATACTTTTTATTATGACACAAACAAATAAAATATCTGTACAAGAAAGAATGCGAATGAAAGCACTAGATGCTTTTGATGAAGTAGAATTTCAAATCGACAAATACCTAGAGAATGGTAAGAACTCATTCAGTATGTACAAGTACTTGCAACAACTAGAGTATAGTGGAAAGGTTGTCGCCTACATGAAAGGTCTTACAAATGAGTTGACCTTAGAGTTAAAGAATGAAGAAGGTGATGACCAATTAGATGAAGGGTATGATTTCTTCACCGCCGCTCAAAAGAAAAAGTTTATTAAGTGGTTAGATAAAATTGAAGAAGACATTCAAAAGTTTTGTGATGAATACAAACCAGTTCGTAAACCAAGAAAACCACAAACACCCGAACAGATGGTTAAGAAACTACCTTACTTAAAACAGTGGGAGAGTTACAAGAGCATCGAACCAGTAGAGATTATAAGAGCAAAAGGATTATACACTTATAACACTTCAAGTAAAAAGTTTACTGCCTTCGAAGGGTATGGTCTCAAAGTCAAAGGTTCTAAGATTATTGATTTTGATAAATGTTCAGAAAAGACCTTGACAGATAGCAAGTTACTTGATAGGCTAGTTAAAGGTGGTAATATAATTGCGAAAGGTTTCATTGATGAAATCCCTAGGTCTAAGTTGAAAGACGGAAACCCGCTCATTACCAAAAATACATTATTATTAAAAGTGATTAAATGATACTTATAGACTTTACACAGACCATCATTGCTGGTCTAATGGCACAACTCAAAATGAATGGTGGAGAAGTTTCAGAAGATATGTTAAGACATATGATTCTAAACTCAGTACGAAACTATCAAAAGAAATATGCACGTGAGTACGGAGAGATTGTTCTTTGTACGGATGCTTCCCATACATGGAGAAAGGACTTCTATCCACTATACAAAGCGAATCGTAAGAAGACACGTGAAGCATCTGATATGGATTGGGGTATGTTGTTTGAAACACTACAGAAAGTAAAGGAAGAGATTAGAGATAACTTTCCTTACAGATATATGTACGTAGAGAAGTGTGAAGCGGATGACATCATTGCAATATTAGTTAAACATGCAACAGAACCTGTACTCATTGTATCAGGCGATAAAGACTTTCAACAGTTACACCATTACGATGTGAAACAGTGGTCACCTAATCTAAACAAAATGATTCGTTGTGAAGACCCTAGTATGTTCTTGAAGGAACATATTCTAAGAGGCGACAAGTCAGATGGTATTCCTAATATACTATCTAACGATGATTGCTTTGATTTGGGTATCAGACAAACACCACTGAGAAAACCAGTACTTGAAAAGTACCTCAGAATTAGCATTGAAAAGGACGATAAATACTATCGTAACTACTTAAGAAACCAAACTTTAATTGACTTGGATTTAATACCCGACCACATTGAAGAATCTATCTTAAGCGAATTTGACAAAACCACGATAGTTAAGGGCAAAGTTTTTAACTATCTCGTATCTCATAGATTAAATGAGTTACTTAACCATGTAGAGGATTTTACATTATGACAGAAGAAAAGAAAAGAGGAAGAGGAAGACCAGCAGGCGCTCCCAACAAACCAAAACTAAAACTGATTACAAAAAGACAAGACTTGCTTCCAAGTGCGGATGCATATGAAATCTTTTGTCAAGCAGATATAGTTGCAAAGAAAGAACCCGAACTTGCAGTACAGGGTTTAAAAGTATTCAACGAGAGGAATGCATCAATTAAACCAATTCTTATGTGGGTGTATAGAGACGACATTCAAAGTAAGTTGCCAGAAGGAACAACACCTTACAATGAAAATGGCGCTCCAGCATCCGACCTCACTGAAACTGCACTTAAGTTTGAACACAAGAAGTTTCAGTATTTCGTAACAGAACAAGTGCCACCTGCTCGTAGAGAGACAATGTGGATTGAACTGTTAGAAGGTATTCCAACTATGGAAGCAAAAATGATTGACTTAGTCAAAGACGGTACTTGGCCTTTCAAAAATGTGACGAAGGAAATCGCTAAAAATGCGTTTCCCGAGGACATAAGATAACTAAATATTAATGTGGTTCGAGACTATACATAAAGAACTAGAGAAGTTTATAAGACAAACTTCAATATGTAAACTTCTAGTCGCACACCGCCCCATGGGTTAACCCCCACAAAAAGGATATATTATGGCAGAACAAAATCAACCCCCATCACAGTTTGCTCAAGAGCAGGCCCCCGAAGTTTTAACTGAAACTCAACAAATACAAAAAAGAGTCCAAGACTTTAAGGTACAACTCGCTCCGAAGTCAGCACAAGCAGTTAGTGGTATTCTAGAAACTGGTCTAGCGAAAGGACAATACACTTTACAAGACTTAGACATGTTAGTTGTAATTCGTGAAGAACTTACAAAAGGTATTATTGATTTTAATACAACTGTTCAGATTGCTGAGGCAAGACTTAAAGAAATTCAACAAGAAGAATACTTGCAGAGTGCTAACAAAGAAAATGAAATTAATCTTCTGCATCAGCAAGCACTTGCAGATGAGAGAGTTGCAAGGAAGAAGGCAGAAGAGGAACTCAGAGTTCTCAAAGACATTTACGAGAGTCGTGTTAAGAACACCGCACCTGCTCCAGTTGAAGTAAAAGGCAATGCACCTAGTGTAACAGGTGAACCACTTGCAGAACGTCAACCAGTAGAACCACCAAAACCAACGGGTAAAACTTCACCAGCATTTGCAGCTGCTCGTGCATTGAATCCTGTAACTGCAACACAATCACAGATTGATGAGTTCAGACCAAGTGGTACAACTACAGAAGAATTTATTGAGGAAGTTGAAAGAGTTAATGAAGTTGCTATCGCAGAGGAACTACTCACAGACGAACCAATCTCAGAAGATAAAGAGTTTGTAGAAAAAGTTGAAGAGACTAAGAAGTCCTTTGCAGAGTGGACAGAGGAAACAGTAACTGAAGAAGACTTTACTGAAGAAGAACAACTAGAGATAGACTTCGCAATTCAAGATGATATTGACGAAGAAGAGTTTAACAATTCATTTGTTGACCCAGTGACTGCTGGAAATGCTCCAAACATAAAAGCACAAATGCCCGATACACAACAAGTGACTGCACCATTAGATGCAAAACAGTTTGACACCGAAGAAGAGTTACTCGCAGATATGCAAGAACGTATTGACGAGGCAACTGAAGAAGCAGAAGAAGAGTACGATGAAATTGTTATTCCTAGTTCAGACGAACTGAACAGAATGACAAAGGCAAAGATTGTCGAAGTTGCTGATGTATTGAATGATAAATTTAATGCTGGATTTAATGTGACTACAGAAGACACTAAGGCAAAGATGATTCTTGATTTCCAAGAACAGACTGATGCCTTAATTGCAAAATTGCAAGATACTGGCGAGTTCGTAAGTGCAGACAATGAGGGTGAAAATGATTCCACAGATGTCAGAGACGGTGGCTACTTCTAGAGACTCAGTAGTCTTACCTGTAGCGATCGGCCAAATAAGTAATCAATATGTAGAACACTTTGAGAATATCAAAGATGATGTTTTACGTTTTAATTTACCCACAGAATACACAGTTAAACTAGGAACGAGATACGATATAGATGGTCTGTACTTATACACTAAGGACGATGTTATGCTTATCTCATCACTAGACTTAGGTCTAGGACAAGGAACAGATAATATAAGACTCGGCACCTTCTTAGCAAAGTCAAAAGGTAATCCGACATCTTGTATACTTTCAATACATGAGGACGACCAGTGGTTAGCAGTTCCTAAACACTTTAGTCCATTCCAAGAAGGAGAGGAAATAAATTATGAGTACATTGAACAATATGAAGAAGATGGTGAATGGGTGGAACGACACCTTAGAATCACAAGGAAATAATAAGTGTCCGAAAATAGAAACATCCCAATTACAGCAGTTGACCAATATGATTTTCTCGAACATCGTAGAGGACAAGAACAGAAACACTGGCAGAGAAAGAAAGGCACTCTAACAGAACTTGACTCTATTCTTACTGTAGAGATTAACACCACAGAACTCTGTAACAGAACATGTGTGTTTTGCCCAAGACATGACCCTAAAGTATTCCCCAATAGAAACTTACACTTAACCATTAAAGGTGCAACCACGATTGCAGAAGAACTTGCCGACAATGGATTTAACGGTAAGATATCCTTTAGTGGATTTGGTGAGAACTTACTTAACCCCGACTTCATAGAAATCGTAAGAGTGTTTAGGTTTAACTTACCTTATGCAACACTAGAGTGTAACACTAACGGCGACAAACTAGATTCAGATTATGTCACAGGTTTGTACAAGAGTGGATTGGATTTGCTCTACATCAATCTGTATGATGGTATTCATCAAATGGAAGGTTTTGATTACATGATGGCAGAAGCAAGAGTGCATGAAGACCAATACAGATACAGAATGCATTGGGGTGACTTTGAGAAACACGGACTGATACTAAACAACCGTAGTGGTGTAGTTGATTGGGTTGGTATCGAAGATGATAGTGTAGAGAATCTAAAAGGTAAACCATGTCACTACCCTTTCTATAAAATGTTTGTAGACTGGAATGGTGATGTGTTGTTCTGCTCTAACGATTGGGGTAGAGAACATGTCGTAGGTAATCTATTGACCATGTCCTTACATGAAGTGTGGTTTAGTAAACCGATGACAAAGATTCGTAAGAGATTAATGAAAGGGAACAGAGAGATGTCCCCTTGTAACAAGTGTAGTGTCGATGGGAGTTTATTTGGTAAACAATCATTTGACCTAGTAAAGGAATATTATGAAAATCCTAATAACAGGTAGTACAGGTTTAGCAAGAAACATTAGTGACACTTTTACTTCTACACCATTTGCTGGTGGGATGAATATCGTTAACGAAGCACGTATTGAAGATTTGATGCTTTGGGAAGATTGGGAATGGCAGGAATACGATGTGTTTATCAACAATGCTTTCGGCGCTCCATTTGACCAGTGTGACTTGCTGGAAAAATCTTTCAATGCATATCGACATGATATGAAAAAGATTATCATCAACATATCTTCACGTGCCTCACAACCAAACATATCCAAAGGTTACAAGTATGCAGCTGCAAAAGCGGCACTCAACCACATGTCTAACAATTACACATACAATTCAGATAAGAAGTGTAAGATTACTACTATGAATTTAGGTTTAATCAATCATGAATTGCCTTCATTATCATATCAGTCAATCTCCAATGCTATTTGGTACCTTGCAACGTCATATCCCGATATTGAGATTCCCGAAGTGACTATGCAAGCACATGCAAACTATAACGAAGTGCAAAGTGATAAAGAAACTCTCAGAGACATGGAAAGATTCACTAAATAGTACTATGAGTATAGAATATAACGATTTTGGGTTCACTGCTATTGATGCAGATGAACTCGCATCCATCGATACAAAGATTGTTGAGAAAACAGTCGCATCCGCAACCGCCATTGCTAAGATGGACGATTTCATTCGTCCTCTTTTGGAGAATCTTATGAAAGATTCCGATAAAGACTACATCTACTGGCCCAATCGAGTTGAAATTCTTCGTAAGAAGTTAGACGAACTCGATGAAATTCAAAAAAGTTCTTAAAAACCCCTTTACATTGCCCCTCGCTTTTAAGTAGAATACACTAGTTAGATAAATTAACTGTGTATTTACCAAAAGGAGAAAAAAATGATACAAAGTCAACACGAACTATCCCCACATGAACGAGCGTACACCGATTTAGGTCGCAAAATTATTCAAGAGTGTGAAAATAATACTATTTTCCCAAAGGATGATGAAGAGTCCCTAACATTGTGGAACTCTGCTGTGACAGCTGCAAACAAATTCATGTCTTTTGGTACAACATGGTCAAAATTTAATGGAATTGATGACTTAAGTAAAAATGAAAGACTTGCAGTCAAGAAATATCTTAATGGAACAGCATGCGATTAGTAGTTGCAAGTTATGGTGATGTTGTAATCACCCAAGACCGTCTAAATGGTTACAAGCGATACATTGTTGACTGGCAGAACGGTAGTAAACAATTGTTTAGTGGGTTATATTACACATTAGATGATGTTAAGGAAAGAACAGAGAAGAGGATATCTTCTTTACCGATTTAAATAGGGGTGCTTGACACTCGGGTAGGGACAGGGTCAATAAAAACAAAATCTACAACTTATTATACGATGTTTGTTTGAGACCCATCCCGCCAGAATTTTTTTATTAGGAGTATATTATGGGCATGACAAGCCATTACGCTGGTTCACTTCGATACAGTATGAACGGCAAAAAACGAAAGACAAAATCTATGCGAACTCGCACAAAGAGGATGTCAGATTTTAATTGGGATACCCCACTCGTGGAACCCAAACCAGTTCGAGAGACTAAGGAATATCCTTCCGCTCCACTTGGTCTTCCGAAAACAAACGTAGACGATTCATGGAAGGTAGAAGAGTCTAAAAACTTCACAATCGCACCCGCTTATAATAAAGGTGCTTATCAAGTCATCCCACGTGATGACGTTAAACATATAGGAAAATAAACTATGGAAAATTTAAACTTAATTAATTTTATGTTCTCAATCTTGGCACTATTTGCCTTTGGATTCGTACTGGTGGGCGCTTGGTTGCTCGTAGATGATTCATCTAAGATGTTCAATTTGCGAAAAGATTTGAAACGTAAATATCCCGATATGACTAAGGGTCAACTTCAAGCTCTGGCACGTCACCAGTATGCTCAGTCCTTACAGGACAAAAAATAAATTTGACAAAGCCCCTCACTTTTTTATATACTATACACATAGATTGAAAAAGGAGATACAAATGAACGAGTTAGAAAAAAGAAATGTTGCGGAAACCAAAGCTATTGAACTAGTAGAACTAGTTGAGACTTTATGTGCAGATATTACTACTGCAATACACGAGAAGTGGGAACACACTCGTGGTGTAAAAACCCACGACTTTTCAATTGGAAAGAAATACATTCGTGTTTATTCAGTAGAGGATGGTCAACCTCGTTCAGTATGGGGGTTCATCAATGTGGGCAACGATAAGTTCCAAGTTGGTGATGTGTTAAAAGCATCGGGTTGGAATCAACCCGCTCTTAATTCTGCCAGAGGTAACTTGTACGATGGGTATGAAATAGCAAAAGGATATTCTACTCACAGAATATTTGGGCCAGATTACTTAATTTGACAAAGCCCCTCACTTTTTGTTACACTATGTGTATAATATAAATTTAGGAGAAAATATTATGGGAATCAAACATAAACAAATTTTAGACGGTACTGCAAGATGGTACGTAGTTACTACTCAAAATGTTGAGGAGTACGGTGTGAACTTTCACAAGTTCAAGGGCGGTTCCGAGTACGTGATTGGTTTCCATGTTGAGAAGTGTATCTTCGAGGAGAACGCATATGGTGAGGGCGAACACTCATATTATGAGGCGCCGTCTCTTACTGAGGCGTCAGTTGCTGCTCTCGTGATGAAACACGTGAACAGGTACAACGGATTGAACGGTTCGTTTGATTACATCACTAACATTGAAGTGATTGATTCGCCTTTCAACACACCCGACCACCCAACGTGGGGTGGTGATGCGGAAACTCTCATTGAAGAGTTAGATGCAATTCACGATAGTAAGGTTGCTAACGGAGAACTTGATGCTCCGTTTATGGAAGAAATTTATTCGGAGGCTGTATAATGTATAGTATTAAAGAATTTGAAGTCCTTACACTTGAAGAGAGTGTAGGTGGTACATCACTAAAGGGAAGCATCATAACCGATTACAACACTTTGTGTAATGCACTTGGTAAACCAACCTTTACAGATGCTGACCCAAATGAGAAAGTATCTTGTGAGTGGTGTCTCAAAGTTAAGTACTGGGAAGAAGGTGCTGATGTGGATGACTGGGAATACGCTGATGTTACAGTGTATGCATGGAAGTATGGTTACATTCCAGTTGAAGAATGCATATGGAATGTTGGCGGTAACTCTTGGGAAGCTACTGATTTGATTGAAACGATTTTGGCGGAGGACATTGCTAATGCAGCTTAAGGAATACAAAACTATGGAAGCGGAGTATGCTGGAGGCATTACACTTCAATTCAAGTTTGAGAATGGGTACGGTGCCAGTGTAGTGAAACATGATTTCAGTTACGGTGGTCAAGATGGTCTTTGGGAAGTCGCAGTACTTGACGAAGATTTACAGATATGTTACCATACACCTATAACACAAGATGTTATTGGTTATCAGACGTGGAAACAAGTCGAAAAAATTTGTGAGGAGATACAATCATTATGACATTTACTTTTGAACAAGCAAAACTTATTGCATCCAGTACTGGTGGAAAGCTCAGTGCAGATGATGTGATGAATCTTGCAACTTATGGAACAACCAATGCTATGGACATGGCACCCGAAGAGGTGGGCGAAGGTTGTCCTTGTGGGGTGAAAAATTGCCCCGATGAATACGACCATGTCACACATGGAGTATAGCATGAAATATTTGTTAAGTTTAATATCCCTAACCATATTAGTTGGTTGCGGAGGCGGTGGTGGAGCTGCTGGGGTCTTAACCCCTGTAGTCGCTCCTTCTGGCATAACCTATTACACAGGTTTTACCACAACCACTTTAGATGATGTCACTAACCAGTTTGTGGTTATTGATGGATACATCGAAGGTGCTAATGTGTTCCTTGATTGGAATTACAATGGTATTCAAGATACAGGTGAGGCATCAGCAAGTTGGATGGGTGTAGACCCTGTTGTTACTATTTGCACCAGTTACGATTCCCAAGGATGTATTGAGACTGGAACATATGACCCGCCAGATAATTATTACTACTTTCTAACAAGGGAGTCTGAAGAATATGCACCAAGTGATTTCAATGGACAGTTTCTAGATGACAATATATCAGATTATTCATCCTACTGTAAATCATTAAGACCAGTGATGTCTGTGGTACCCGAAGGTGCTTATGATTCTGATAGGGGATATGTAGACACTGCATACGAAATGATGGCGATGCCAAGTGTATTGGAGAGGGACATTACTAACGGAACTAACATCACTCCATTCACAACATTAATCAATCCCCTCTTTTCATCTTTGATGGTAACAGATTATCCAATTGATGAATCATGTAGCACAGGTGCTATATCTCAAGGCGAGAACATCGTCCAATCAATAGAACAGTACATCAATACATTTTTAGAAATGTACAATATCAGTTTAGATTTCTTCTATGAGGACTTCTTTAAATCCGAGGACGTTGCAAAACAACAATTAGCGATGGACATTGTTGACATCATATCAACAGTAACAACTGCTAAGGATATTTTAGAGGATACTGTTAACTTACCTTATAGGTATGTCTTTAGTGAAGGAGTCATGTCAGATGTTATGAGTGGCAATTTCACCACACTAGATTTTGATATAAATCATAAAATAGAAGAGTCACAAGTGTTCAACGATTTAGTGACTTACTCAGAAAGTTTGTATAGTGGCATTACAACAGACAAAGATGGTAACCTATATTCATATGAGGGAGACATCATCCCCATGTCATTTGGTAATATCTCTGTATCTGCTTCTAGTGTAGAAACATCCACAGTCCATCAAGCAACAAATATTATGGGAATGGATGACGTACATCTTTATTCTACAGTTGCAAGTGGTTATGATAATGGTATCCTATCAGATACTAGTTTTACTAGAGTGCAATTCTCCAAACCAAACTATTATAGGTCAATGCAAACCAATCAAAGAGGTAAACTTTTTTGGGTCACACATGACTATAGATTTTCTATTGCCTTTGGGCCTGGCAACCCTATGGCCAACTTCAATACGAATTCTGTAGTTAACAATGGTGACTTGAATACCGCTCAAGATATTTTAAATTCCATCAATAGTGTATCACATTATATAGAAGATGCTCAGAATACCATCTCATATTTGTACGCTGGTGATGAATTGCAGTATGCAAAAACAATTGACGGAATAGAATACACATATTCATACACCGTTGGTGGTGACGAATTCTGTTTGACATATGACACTAGTACACAATCAGAATCATTCAATAGAACTAATCCTTATGTACAGTGTTCGGAGTTAATACAATGAAAATGAGACACTTAAGTTTTTTATCAGGCGCCTTGTTAGGTTTCCTGTGTGGTGTTATGACAATGAAGGTTGAGGCGTCAGACCCCAACGGAGAAATCTATTGCATGGCACAGAACATTTATTTTGAGGCAGGTAATCAACCACTCGCTGGTAAGATTGCTGTATCGCAAGTAGTGTTAAACAGGGTTGAACATTATGCTTATCCCGATACTGTTTGTGGTGTGGTATACCAAGCAAAGTTGAGAACAAATTGGAAAGGTGAAATGGTTCCTAAAATCAACGCTTGTCAATTCAGTTGGTATTGTGATGGTAAGTCAGACAACCCAGTAGACAGTGTAACTTGGTTATCCTCTATGCACATTGCAAGAGATGTGATACAATCTAAGTATGGTGACATTACAGAAGGTGCAACACATTATCATGCAACTTGGACATTACCATATTGGGCAGACTCATTGAACGAGACTGTGGTTATTAACGAACACATATTTTACAAATAATTATGAATTTATTTTACTTAGACAAAGACCCCGAAATCTCTGCAACACTACATTGTGATAAACATGTAGTAAAGATGATTATCGAGTACGCTCAGATGCTGTCTACCGCACATAGAATGCTAGACGGTACTCAGTATACCGATGCATCTAGTGGACGTAGAATCCAAAGATGGGCGCTGAATGATACAAACATGGAAGATGTGTTATATAAAGCATCCCATATCAATCACCCCTCTACTAGGTGGGTTCGTGAGAATGCAATTCAGTATCAGTATGCATATGATATGTTTACTGCACTGTGTGACGAATACACTCACAGATATAAAAAGATTCATGCAACTGATTTTAAACTTAGAGTATTACTTAATCAGTTACCAAACAAGATTGCACTAGGTGAATGGTCAGAACCGCCTCAGTGTATGCCAGACGATGTGAAGATGGAATCGACTCTCGATGCATACCATAAATACTATGCAGTCTACAAGAAGGAATTCGCAAAGTGGACAGAACGTGACGTACCAACTTTTATGAGTTTATAATATGCCAACATACGATTTCTTAAATACCGAAACTGGTGAAGTGACAGAACACTTCATGTCTTACACTAAGTTAGACCAGTTCAAAGAAGATAACCCCCACTTAAAACAACAAATATGCGCCCCTAGAATTGTAGGTGGTCATGGTGACAGAGTTAAAGCGCCCGATGGGTTTAATGATGTACTTAAGAATATCGCCTCCAAAAATATCGACACTCCACTTGGGGAAAGATATCACAGAAAAGATGCTAAAGAAGTTAAGACAAGAGAAACAATAAAAAAGCATATTGACATTCAAAGCAGAAAGAAGTAAAATAGGTATATATTATGATAGATTTACATGAACTAGAACTACTCGATATGAAAGCCGAATCGGTGGACGGAAAGCGACTTTACGAAACACCCGAAGGTAATAAGTATCCAAGTGTCACAACTGTAACAGGTCTTCTTAACAAAGAACATATAAAGTTGTGGAGAGCTAGAGTTGGTGAACAAGAAGCGAATAAGATTACCGCACAGGCGACAAAACGTGGTACTAAGATGCATGACATCTTTGAAAAGTATCTTAGACAAGAAGAAGAAATTATCTTTGATAACATTCTTCAAGAACAGATGTTCAATTCCGCTTTACCCTTATTAGATGAAATCCAGCCGATCGCTCTAGAAGCGCCTCTGTATTCCGATACACTTAAGATGGCGGGAAGAGTGGATTGTGTTGGTCTATTCGAAGATAAACTTACAATCATTGATTTCAAAACATCAAGTAAGTGGAAAGAAGAATACATGGCAAAACCATGGTTTATTCAGATGACTGCTTACGCTATGATGGTTGAAGAGATGACTGGTTATGAAGTTGAGGAGATTCTTGCTATTGTTGTAGTAGAGGGTCAAACAGGTGGTGTTCAGGCATTTGGGAGTTTTCCAAATGAACACGTTGATGAATTAGTTAGTTTACGAAAACAGTACACTAACTTATACGGAGTATAATATGAGTGAAGTGAAAGAATTTAATTTAGAAGGAGATTTCAATTGGAATAAGATAATCTCTAAAGGTGATGAGTGGGTTGAGTCTCAAGCATACGATAGTGCATATGATACACTATTAGAGTATCTTGGAATTGACAGTGAGGAAGACATAACAGAAGAACTGTTAGACACTGCAGACCACCTCATAGATTACCTAACAACACCTTATGCAGAAGGTGGTCTTGGTGTTCATGACACTAGTCCAACTTACTATGCTTACTATAGTATAGTTAGAGATTGGAGAGACAACTTAGAGTATGGAGACTAAAATGCAAATTGAAGTAGGAAAAGAATATACGATTTATCCCAAGTATAAAAAATCGTATACAGAACGTGAAGTGTTCAAGGACAATGATAGTGAAGATAGAGTTGTCATTGAAGCACTTTGGAGAAGTGGTGCATATATCATCAAGGTAACTAACGAAGAAGAGAAGGAAACCTTAGAAGCATATATGTCAGAAGGTGCAACTGGTGATATGGAACCATGTGAATTCGAAGAGAATGAATTTGTGGAGTCTTTTGATGAGTGTGGACGTGATGTTTATGTTCACCTTGCAGAAGGTAGTAAAGCAGATGAAGATTCAATTCTAGAAGCAGTCGAAGAAGAAGGACATGATTGGTTTTGGGATAATAACTATGATTCATGGGATGCAGAACACTTCTTTGGTTTACCATTACAGGTAGATGAGGTTGACCCCGATAACAGATATAACTTGAGGTTCTGATGATTACTAAGAAAAATTTTACAGAACAAGTTGAAAAACTAATTGTACGTGGAAGAGGTTGTGATGTAATGTCAGCAATCATTAAAGTGTGCGAAACAAACAGTCTTGAACCCGAAAGTGCTAAGAGACTATTATCAAATCCGCTAAAAGAAAAACTTGAAGCAGAGGCTCAAAAATTAAACCTAATCAATCGTGGCCAAGTGAGTCAGGCAAATATCACGAAATTTTATGAGGACTAAAATGAAAGAATTAATTAATGAGGTAATAACAATTGTTACTGCCACAGGTGAGTACGTTGGTAAACTGGATACACTCCAGCAAGACGACACTTCAGTTGTACTATCTAACCCTAGGATGATTATCCAAAACCAAGAAGGTCAAATGGGATTCGCTAGGGGAGTTGCTGTAACAGGTGAAGAGAACCCTAAGACAATGGTTGTGAAAGACTACATCTTTATGTGTGCAACCAATGACAAAGTCACAGAAGCATATAACACTGCTACTGGTGAAATCCATATCCCCGAGAAAAAGATTATTACTTAATGACATCTAGGGATGGATATGATGCATATACGTTGTACCTTGGAATTAAGTTACACTTCAATTCTAAGGATTATGACTTCATTAAATACAACGGAAAAGTACGAAGTGATATCAACTCTTTCCTAAAGCGGAAAGATAAGTTTCACTTTGGAAAACTTCACAAAATTTATAAAGATAACCTACAAGACTTCTATATCGCCAATCTATCTCAGAAAGATAGTTGGGCGGGAGACTTGTTAAACGAAGAAGCAGAACGTGTCTACGCCGATTGGAGAAAACGTCAACAGAAGTTGTCGTATATGTTTCAATCAGAAGTGTCAGATGTGTTACGTAAAAGAACAATACAAAAAGTTCTAGAAGTAAAGAACGGTCAGCATCCTTGGTTATTACGAGACTATCTAGCAAAGAATGTCTCACTCGAAACTCTTTGTATCATGGATGAGATAATCGGGTTCACTACAGATTGGGAGAGACTAATCTCTGAGAAGGTAGTGTACCCCGATGTCCATACTAAGATACGAAAGTACAAGACGTTTATAAGTGTAGACCATAAGAAATTTAAAAAGATTCTTTTGGATGTATGTTCATAAACGCCTAAATAAAATCGTCTATTATAAAAACCCTCTTGTATTATTGCAAGTGATGACGTATAATAGATTAATACAATGCAAATACAATGTTAATACAATAGGAGAATACAATGTCAGCATCATTAGATAAACTAAGAGCAGCTATGGAAACTGCTTCACCTACAGAAGGTGCAAAAAAATCCTACACAGACGACACGATGTGGAAACCCGAACTTGATAAAACAGGTAACGGTTTTGCGGTAGTTCGTTTTCTACCCACACCCGAGGGAGAAGAGATGCCATGGGTATCATACTTTGACCACGGTTTCCAAGGCCCAGGCGGTTGGTATATTGAGAAGTCTTTGACTACACTTAATAAACAAGACCCTGTGTCAGAATACAATACTCAGTTATGGAATACTGGGATTGAAGCAAACAAAGAAACTGCTAGAAAGCAGAAGAGACGTTTACACTATGTGTCAAATGTTTATGTTGTTTCAGACCCAAAAAATCCATCTAACGAAGGTAAAGTATACAAATACAGATATGGTAAGAAAATCTTTGAACAACTCAAAGAGGCTATCTCACCAGCATTTGAAGACGAACAAGCAATTAATCCTTTCGACCTAAGAGAAGGTGCGAACTTTAAGATTAAGATTAGAAAAGTAGACGGTTACTGGAACTATGACAAATCAGAGTTTGATACACCTGCCGCTTTGTTCGAAGATGAAGCACAGTTGAATACTATATATTCATCTGCTCATTCATTATCAGGCATAATTGCGCCAGAAGAGTTCAAGTCTTACGATGAACTCAAAGAGAAACTCGATAGAGTTCTCGGTCTAACTGGTTCAGTGAGTAATTCAACTGCAGAGTCAGTTGCGGAAGATATGGACGAAGTGCCATGGTCTAACGTTAACAAAGAGACGGTTGCAGATGAACCTGTAATCTCATCAGCGGAAATGTCTTCTAGTAGTTCAGAAGAGAATGATGCGATGGATTACTTTAAGAAGTTGGCTAACGATTAATTAGTTAGTTAACTACTTATAAATGGGAGTCTACACATCTATATCATGTGTCCATGCGAAGTGTAGACTAACTGAGACCGTAGGAATGGGGGTACTCAGTAAGGGAAAGGTAGTCGGGGTCAAAGCGGGACTATCGGTACAGAGCGGGATGCTGTAAAGTTGATTGGGGCGACTGTACATCTTTTTAAATAACGAACGGAAATTTTATGCCAAGTGTAACACCAAGAACAGATAAACGAAAGTCTAACGAAGAACCATTTGATAAGATGTTGAGACGTTGGAAGAAATCATGCGAACGTGCTGGTATCGTTCAAGAGGTTAGAGACAGGCAACACTTTGAAAAACCTAGTTCTATTAAGAATGAGCAAAAACAGGCAATCAAGCGTAGGAAAAAAATCAACGCAAAGAGGGCTGCTCAAAAAGGTTTTCGATTAGGGAGATAGATATGGTAGGGCCGAAAGGAGAAACAACTTACAACCTTCATAATGGTTCATGGGAAGGTGGTAAAGGTTCCCACACTAGAGGGAAGGATAAGAAATCATACGATGCTTATGCTGCTGGTTGGGACGCAATTTTTACTAAAAAGAAAGTAGAGAAGAAAGTAGAGAAGAAAGATGAAACAATTGAGGAGACCACAACGTCCAAAGACGAGGTACCACAAAGTTCTGTTTGAGAAGGATTCACCCTTCCGAGCTCAAACCATTCCTAATAAGAAAAAACGTATTCCACGTAAATCAAAATATCCTAGATTAGAACGCAACAGCGTATCCTAATTTCGCAGACGAATCATTATCATTAACAACAGGCATACTAGATATTGCATTATTAGTAACATTAGTTTGATTGTTATTCTGTTGTGTTACTGCAGTATTGATTGGTGCCTTTTCCGATTCAGTCTTTGATTCTAATTCCATTTCTCGAGCAGTCTTAACTCTGTCACCAGTCTCTTCATATTCCATATCACCAAAGAAGTCTTCTTCACCAGTCGCTACCATATTACTCTTAGCATAGTCTTTTCTTTGGTCTAGGGTACCTTGAATGTCTGTTACTTCTTGTTCAGCACTGAACTTAGTCTTTTCAATCTCTGCAGATGTCATACCTTCAAAACCAGTCTTGACACTGCTTGTATCCATATAGTCTAGTCCGCCGGAATCAGCCTTATTTTCTAGGTATTCTCTTTTCTCATCACCTTCGAGAGTTTCTCCATTTACGGTAACATTACCTTTCATACCTTGAGCAATATTTCTTTCTCTTCGTCTCAACTGCATATCAGCATTGTATGCTTGGTCTTCTTGGGCCTTTCTTTCATTGATGAGTTCTTGGGTATTAGTATCTTCCAATCCAGTCGCCATCGCTGTTGCCGCTGGTGACATTTCACCAGTAGAGTCAACAGATTCAGCCTGTTCATCTGTAATTGGTGCCTCAGCCTCGTTTCCGAAAATCTTTTTGACCAACCAATTGGGTAATATCTTTGAAGCAAAATCTCTTAACATCTTACCGATGTCTATGTCGAATACATTCTTAAAGAAGTCACCGATTGCTTTAAACGGTGCCATGAGTAAATCCCATAGACCACCAAACATACCAGTAAGACCTTCCATGACTCTATCAAAGTCACCTGTAAATAGTCCCACAACCAAATCAAACATACCAGCAAAGATATCAAAGATTGCTTGACCTATGTTCATGAGGTATGATATTCCAGTGTCTATGATACCTTTAAACCATCCAACATTCTCATACATTGCCATAAACGCATTGTAGAGTATCACACCAGCTGCAAGTATAGCAACACCGATTGCAATGAACGGTAGTGCAGTCAATAACATACTACCAGCAGTCAAAAGTAAACCACCAATAAATGCAAGACCAGCTGCAATAAATGGTATGACAGAGGCAAGCATTCCAGCAGCTGCTGTGGCCATTGCTCTGCCCGCATTTAGTATTGCCATTCCCATTGCACTTGCACCAGCCATTAGGAATACCATGCCTGATTTGATTGATGCAGCTGCAGCTGTAACCATCGACTTACCAGCAAGTATTAATGACATCCCCATTTGTTTAACGCCGCCCAATATGCCAGAAAGACCTTTAGCAATTACGCCTTTTGCAGTATCAAACCCAGCGGAAAGAGTAGATGATATAGAACTAACACCTTTTGAAATTATTGCAGAGGGCGAACCTAGTAACGAATCAAGTCCTTTCAATCCGTTCTTCAACCCATCACCGATACTGGTAAAGAATCCCGTAGTACTCATTACCAAGTTTTGGAATAGGTCTTCTGTAGCGAATATCTTACCAACAGCATCAATGTTTTTAACTACATCATCCGCAAGTCCGACAAGGTCAAACCCTGTGAGTGTTTTGAGACCATCAGAGAATTGACCAAGACGACCCGAATCCGTTGAAATTTCTGCCATCTTGTCGCCAATTAAAGTTTCTTCTACATCTTTAACTGCTTGTTGTTTATCAAGTATCTTTTGGTTCTTTTGTTTCAACTCATCTAATTTAGTGCCTTGTAACTCTAGAGTTTCTTTCTCTTTAGCAAATCTTAAATCCAAAGACTCCATAGTTCTTTTCTTAACTTCTTCTGCTTTCTTATCGAGTTCATCTCTTCTTTTGTTTGCTTCACCTAATTCTTTGGCAGTTTGAGCTGCACCTGTTAGTGCATACTCTTTAGCAAGTTTTTCAGCATCTTGTCTTGCTGTTTCAGTTTCGTTAAGAAGTGTTTGATATTGTTCTGTCTTACCAAGGATTGTTTCTGTTTGTTGTTCTTGTCTATCTTGAAGTGCTTGTTTCTTACCATTCAACATCTGTTCACGGAATGCAAGGTTCTCATTCTCTTCCGCTGCTTCCATGAATTTTTTATGTGAGTTGACGTACTTCGTCAAATCCACTTCAGGAAAGGAGTCCTCTAACTTTTTAAATTCTTCAGATGACTTATCGAGAGTTCCTTCCATAACACCAGCAAGGGATGATTGCAAACCTAAAAGTTTGTTTCCCTGTAAAGCGCCTGAGTAGGTGGACTTTTGAGTATTGATAGAATCGAGTGATATCTTAGATAGTGCTTGGTTAGTAGTTTTAAGTTTTTCGATAGAAGCACCAAACCGTTTGTTAACGCTCTTCATGCCCTTATCGATATCTCTACCACCTTGTTGTAACGTCTTTTCTATGTCAGTCGTTACACTGGTGATTCTATCGTTAATCTTCTTTATGTCCTTGTCATCTGCCATTTAATTATTTTCCGAATGCTTTTCCTGCTTCTGATATTCCAAACGCACCTAACGTTACTACAACAAATGAAGTGTAGATAGTGTCAGATACTTTTAAGTCCATATCCCAAAATGCAGTAATTAAATCTGCCATTCCGAATACGACCATTAAAAAGAATGAGGCAAATCCTATGATTGCTTTTTCATTGATGTCATTTTCATCTCTGAACAATGCACCAATAGAGAACCTTTCTTTTGGTTTTGCTGCTGCTGTTGCAACTTGCAATTCCTTAGATAACTTCTCCATCTCTTTGATTTTGTCCTGTGCTTCGTCTAACTTCAAGACCATCTCTGTATACTTAGCAACATCTATCTCGACATTACCTTGACTAATTTTTTTGTCGTCACTCATAATTTGTGTCCTCTATTATTATGAATCACTTACACATAACGAATATTAATTATTTTTTCGTTGTTCGTTCTTTAGCCTTTCCTCTTCTAAGTGTTGAAGTAATAGGTTGATGTATACCTCTCGTTCCCATGGTATCATCTCATCTAGTTCAGTTAATGAATACTTGTGGTGTTGCATTAACTGAAAGTTGGTGTTATAAAAATTCAACACCGACTCGTGGGAAAGGCCTATTAAAAAAAACTTTGGATGCCTTCCAGTACTCTAGTGTTCTCTTTGGAACATATTTCGCACGAGTAACTTACTTCATGTCTTAGTTTTGGTAAACTATCAAAGAACTGCCCGAGTTTGTCTAGTTGAGTAAACGTCAAACTATCAAAAAACTCATCCAACTCTTTTTGAGATACATCTTCCATAGGATACACTTCATCGGCATCAAATACAGAAGTGATACATCTCTTCACAATCTCCATACTCTGTTGTGTTTCGTCCATCTTTGTCAATCCATCGATGTCTCTAACACTAGGAACTTTCAATTTAACACCCAAGTCATCTGTTAACATGACTGTGTCGTCTTCAGGCATTTCACTTGTGGGTTCAATGTCTTCCAAATTTAAATCTACTTTTGCATTTCCTCTACATCCTTCGTCTGTACAACCAAGTACTAACTTAGATGTTTCACCAACTGAAACAGAACGGACTTTAATAAACAACCATTCCATATCCATCATAGCAATATTTGGTATCTTTAACTTACCAAATGTACATGCATCAAGCATCTTAATGATTGATTGCATAACTTGTTCTTGGTCATTGCTTTCTTTTGCCATGACTAGAACTTTTTGTTCCTTTACTAGGAATGGTCTATATTCTACTTCTTGACCATTACTAGGTAGCACTGTTTTATAAGTCGGTGCCGACTGAATCGGTAATGCCATAATTACTCCATATTATATTTTATTGAGTTCCAAAAAGGTCTCTCACATTCTTGTAACTGTTATCAATCCTCGATTTTGCAGTAGTAAGTCCTGAGACTTTATTCTGTAACCTTCCAGCAGCACTAGAAAATCTAGAACCGACCGCTAAGGCCTCTTGCAAGTTATCGATTTGACTCCTACCACTATTTAGTCCGTTCGGAGTCGTCCCTTCACCATTATAAACAGGGTGAGGAGTTTTCTGTGGATTTTTACTCTCCACATATTCTGTAGTAAAATATCTGTATGCAAATTGTACACTTACACTTAACATTTCACCTTGTGCCATATCCAATACCAGTTCATCGATTGATGTTGGATATGCATCATGTAATCTTGTTATTAGACTTGCACCTTGTTGCCCATCAGAAGCAAAGGTAGGATTATACCCATCCTTTCTAAGGTGTTTAATTTCTACTTCACCAATATAGTCTTTATAGAATGCAAAGATAGGTTGTGTGTTTGGGTCTGAACCTTCTCCTTGTTCAGGAGCTGCAGTGTCACCACCATAGATTGAGTCTAACCATAATTGCATGATTCTTCTATCTAAGAAATCAATGTCACAATAGAATGTGAATGTTGCAGTTCCACCGTCATCAATTTTACCTGTTGGAAGAAACTTAGATTTACCTTGTGTGTTCTTTTCAGTAACTTCTATTTTTCTACTTGGAATAGTTGCAGTCTTACATCTAACTGCATTAAGTGTTAACCCTTGAGGGCCAAAAAACGCAACCTCAAATTGGTTTGCCATTGCTGGAGCTTTAATTGCACCGATGATAGTGTCTATCGAGTCGTGTCTATTTCTTGGTTTATCTTCCATTATACTTCCTTAAATAAATAACAATGCCAATACAAATCCAACATTAAACCCTAGTGAGCATACTAGAATGAAATCTTTTCTAAATGATGTATTTACTGCATAGTAAGTTTTCATTACACTACCCTCTTGAGTGATTCAGCGTATACTGTGTTTGCATTGAATGCTGAACCTTGGTTGTCTACAAATTTCTGAGATGGTAACATTGCAACCACGTCCCAGTAATCATATGGTATCTCTCTTATTTGACCTTTAATATGTGTTGTGAGATACTCTTTCACACACGGTCTTGCCCATTTTAACTTTGATATGGACTTAACCATATCGTATGTAAGTTTTAGTCTAGTGTTCTCATCATCCCCCATATCGGGGTCTACTGCTAACTGGTCAAACACTTCCAACAATTCTAATCTCTTTCTTGGTGGGAGATAGTGTAAATTTAAACCTAAGAATCCTTTACTTCTAGGTTCTATTGGTATCACTACAGGGTATTTATCCCAATAAGGCAATGTAGCATACCCCTTTGCACCATAATTAAACAACACTAGAGTACCTAAAAATGGTTTTCTTATTGGTGTTCCTTCTACTAGTAACTTATTACGATTGACCTTTATAGTTCTAAGATTGTCCTTAAACCATTCTCTAGCTTCTAAGGACTTTTCTTCAATCTCAGACGGAAGTAAATTGTCATAGTTCTTAAGAATAGATGCCATACATCTATTTATACTAAGTTAGATGGTCTTCAGTTAATATTCTAAATTTATATTTACGGTCTTTGCAGTATTCGTTAGCTGCTTTGAACTTTGCTTGATTGACAAGGTATGTTGCAACCTCGTTGATATACCTTTTGGTTTTTCGTTTGGGTTCTTTGGGTGGTTTGGTTTGCTTCTTGGGTTTAACTTCGATGATTTCATATAACACTTCACCCTTAGTGTTACGATATTTTATGTAGAAATCGGGGAAGTATCTATGAACCTTGTTGTCCACAGGAGAAATGTATGGTATAATGATTTCTTCACTACCCCATTCCAGTATGTTAGTGTTATCATCACAATATTGCATGAATCTTCGCTCCCACAGCGAACGATAGACAATCTTTGTGGGGTCGCCTGTATATTTTTTGTAATTCTTCGGTTTAAACCGTCCGCTATATGACATAAATAGATGTAACAATAATGAAACTCTAGGTATTTATACATGGCATCACTAAACAAAATTCTATCGAAAGTCAACTCTGCTTCATCAGCATTGAAATCAGTAAAAGGACTGAAGTCTAAAATCTCAAATACAGACTACAAGAAAACAATCGCAGACCTATCAAACTATGATGCTCTTAAAGAACTAGCAGATAAAGAAAGAGAGATATTAGAAGGACGAAGAAGTCGACTCAATCAAGATGAGGATGCTGCTAACAAAATGAAATCCATTAAGGCTGCTAAGAGACCACCCGCTGGACAAACAAAAGAACTACAGTATCCTTTAGAACAACTCAACAACTATCTAGAAATAAAAATTAGACCAAGAAAACAACAGAACAGTGGTGCTAATGCTAAAAACTTAATGAACGACACAGACACATACATTTATATGTACGTTCCTACTGGTCAAGTAAGTGAGGCAAAGGTTTCATATAAAGAAGGTGAGGTCGGTGTAGCTGCAAGGGGTGTTATGGATATCATGGGGGCAGAAGGTTTCGTTGATACAAGTGTGGCAATTGGTGATGCATTGAATGCTGCTATATCATCAGGTCTAAATAAGATGGCTAATATGGCAACAGGTGATGTTGTTAACTTTGCACAGGGACAAGCAGTCAACCCAATGAAAGAACAGATGTTAGAGGGTGTTGGGTTCCGTTCATTCAATATGGAATTTACAATGAGACCAGTATCACAAGAAGAAGCAGATGTATGTAAAGAAATTATATACACTTTAAGAACTGCCATGTTGCCCGACACTTTTGGTTCGGATGAGACAAATCAGATTGAGAATTATTTTAACTATCCGAACATTATCGATTTAAGATGGGAAGGGCCTATTCAATATACTATGGACGGATTCTTACCAGCAGTAATTACAGATGCATCTGTAACATATGGTGGTGGTAGTACACTAGAGACTTTTTCCGATGGCACACCACTAGAGATGAAGTTGAATTTATCATTTACTGAGATTAAAGTTCTTACACAGGAAACGTATCAGATGATATCACCACACCCAAAAGCAGACACTAGTATAGGTGGTGGTACACGAAGTATACTCGACACTAGAGATACAACCAACGGATAACAATTATGGCATCACAATTATTTAAAAACTTTCCAACGATACAGTATAAACTTAATGATGGCAGAATTATCCACATCAAAGATTTCTTCCGTAAGGGTAAGATTGAATTACAAAAAGTTAATACACTGATTGATTATGAATTTTATCAATTAGATGAAGGTGAAAGACCCGATATAGTTGCTTCCAAACTATACGGAGATAGTGATTTACACTGGGTACTATTCCTAGTGAATGAGATAGATAATTACTATGATTGGTATATGGACAACTCCACTTTTAATAATTATCTAGATAGAAAATATGAAGGTGTATATCTAACCGCATCATCTTCAACAGATATTGTTGGCCCACACAACACAGATGGTCAGGGCAATATCACATCCGATAATAAATTTTTATTGGGTGAACTAGTCACACAAGGTACAACAACAGGACACGTATTACAGGTCGACCCATCAAACAATCGACTTAGAGTTACTGCTGGAGATTGGGTTGCAGACCAAACTATAACAGGCTCTCTCAAGAGTTCTACAGTACAAGGTGTAGTGCAACCAAGAGATTCCATATCACACTACATTAATAGTAAGGGTATAAAATCCACAACACCTCAGGCTGGATTTCAAAGTGTAAGTATATGGGAAATGGAAAATGCACTTAATGAAGATAAGAGAAAAATTAAAGTAATCAAACCACAGTATATAAAAACTGTGGTAACCCAATACGAATCACTTTTGCAAGTTTAATATATGACAACAGATAACCGTAAGGGTGGTGAGTTTTTTATAAACTCAATAACACTCTCCAATCAATTTAAAGAATCCGTTGAGATAACCAAACTCATAACTGGATTTCGCTTGTACGAATCTATCTATAAAAAGTACACTACTGGAGAAGTACACTTCATTGATGGTCTTAATCTAATTAAAAATTTCAGGTTTACTGGTCAGGAGTTCATACGTGTTTCTATATCTATGAAACAGGGAACTGGAGAAAAGGCGGCTAAAGAAGATAGTATCGATAGAGACTTTCGTGTATATAAGGCATCAAATATAAACCGTGTCAATGATACTACACAGACGTATGTATTGAGACTATGTGACCCACGAATGTTTGCGTGTGAACGTGTACGTGTAAGTAAGGCGATGCGTGGTTCGTATGATAAGATGTTACAAAATATCTTAGTAGAAGACGTTAAGATGAAACCCGAAGAGTTCGACTCATGGGAAACGACCATGCCCGACAACAATCAGATGATATGGCCCAACTGGAAAGTCTCTAAAATAATAGACTGGATAACACAAAACTCATCTATAGGAAACAAGACATCATTTAAAAATGGTATGTTCTTTTTCCAAACATTAAATGGTAAGTATAAGTTCAAATCCATTGACACTATGATGGAACAAGAATACCCACTGTCATTTTCTTTCAGACCAAGAACAGAAAACTTAGATACTGGAGAAACCGACATCAATGCCCCAAGTGGTTTGAACACACAAATTATAAGTTACACTAAACCACAAGCATTCGATACGCTTAGAGGTACTATCGCTGGAGCGTATGCTAGTTCCATGAAAGTGTATGACCCCGTCAGGAAAATTGAAGAGGATATTGTATTTGACTTGGAAGAAAGTTTTAAAAAGGGCAATCATGTTTCTGGCAAAAATCCAATAATATTAACAGATGGTGGTGAATCTTTTACTGAGATGACACTTACTACAGAAGATATTGTTGACAAATTTGTATCTCCCAATGTAACTGAGGTGGATGCAAATTTAGCACCCAACAAAGCATTTGATAGTGTTGTGGTCTATGATTACACTACTACACATGTATTTGACCAATCAACATCTCTTACTGAAAATGAGGTGTTTCAAGGTCAGAAGAATAAAGACAACGCAAAATTAGAAAGACAATCGATGATGGAGATACTACAACAACATACTATGGTAGTGTCTATTCCATTTAGAACAGATATTAGTTGCGGAACTATTATCAAGTTAGAATTGCCCGAACCGCAACTAGCATCTAATGCAGAAAGTAAAGATAAACTGAATGACGGTAGATATTTAATTACTGATATATGTTTCCAAGGAAATGTATTAGAGAATGGTGGTCTATGTAATATAGAGTGTGTTAAGGAGAGTTTTGCTAAATCAATAACATCCATCAACCCACAAGACACTATGGAAGCACCCGAGGACGATTAATGAAAATGTTTTATGGTATAGTAGAAGACCGTAACGACCCATTGAAGATTGGTCGTGTTAGAGTTCGTGTACATGGTTTACATACAGATGATAAACAGATGATTGCAACCCCCGATTTGTCATGGTCTCAAGTTATTCTACCAACAACTTCTGCTGGACTATCGGGATTCGGAACACAACACGGACTCGTTGAGGGGTCTACTGTTATTGGTTACTTTAGAGATGAAAATGTCCAACAAGATTTTGTAGTAACAGGGTCTGTTGCTGGGATTCCTGCTCAAGGATATAAAGAATCTATAACCGATGAGTTAATAAAGAGAGAGGTCATCAAAGGATTTAATGACCCACGTAGATTAACATCAGCAGACTATGCTGACACCCCCGATGGCGCTTCGCCTGCACAATCTCCAAATCGTACATTTGGTTTAGAGAAAGGTTTAGATGAGTTCCCCAAGAAACCTAAAGAGATTGAGATAAATCTCGTAGATGGTACAGGGTCTACAATAACAGAATTAGAACTTACAGAGACGGATTTGCCTTACTATCCTTTGTATTATGATAAGACAGATGTATCTCAATCCGCAACAGGAGATAAAGATTACACTAGTAGAGATATAAGTGCAGTTAACTCCAAACCCGATACACCGATGGGTATGATACCTTCAGTAGCGGCACCAATATATCCTTTTAACAAAACAATAGAAACTGAATCGGGTCACTTGATAGAAATTGATGACACTCCTACACTAGAAAGACTAGCGATTGAACATCGTTCAGGAACGTTTCAGGAAATCCATCCCGATGGTAGTGTGGTGCAACGTATAGTAAATGATAACTATCAAGTAATTGCAAAGGACGACAAACTTTATATAGCAGGTAATGCTGATATAACTGTAGAAAAAGGTAATGTCACTATCAATGTGAATACAGGTAATGTATCTACAACAGTACTCAAGGGTAATGTTGACACTAAGGTTATGGAAGGAAACGTTGACTTATATGTTAAGGGTAATGTATCCGAGGTCATTGATGGTAATGTAGATGCACAGATAGGTGGAACATTAAATGCAGATGTAGTGGGTAACACAACATTCACTTCACCAACTACAAAAATGACTACAAATTTAACAGTTGACGGTACGGTTCATATCACTGGTGCTCAGACAAATGACTCCACAATTGATGCAGTTGGTGATATATCAACTGATGCTGGAAATGGCCCAACACTTGCAACCCATAAACACAAAGCAACTTCACAAGATACTGGTTCAGGTTCAAATGCTGGTAAGAAGAAAAATACAAGTGTTCCCGATGCATAAGCGCTGTAAGAACGTATAAATAGAACTATGAAAGATGTAAAAAACAATGCTTCAACCGTAGCAACTTCAAATTTATATTCTGATTTGGATTTATTGTTTCAACCACATCCAGTTACTGGCGATGTGACTAGGAAAACAGATGTTGCATCTATTAAAAGGGCAGTAAGAAATATTGTTCTAACAAATGCATATGAAAGACCATTCAAACCAGGCTTTGGTGGCAATCTAACAAGTAAACTATTTGAATTAAATACAGATAGAGGAATCCGAAGAGTTGGGGAATCGTTATCTAAAACTATAACAACCTTTGAACCAAGAGTTGAGAATGTAACAATTCGTATAGATGAAGATAAATTCGATACCAACACACTAGATGTATCAGTATCATATAGTATTAAAAATGGAGTAAAAGACCAATCCGTAAAAATCGCAGTAACGAGGGTAAGATAAAATGGCAAAAGTAAACAGTTCACAATTAAACATTACGGAATTAGACTTTGATAATATTGCTCTGAATCTAAAAGACTTTTTAAAGGGACAAGACCAACTAAAAGATTATAACTTCGAAGGGTCAACTATGTCAGTATTGATTGACCTTCTTGCATACTCTTCTCATATCAGTGCAGTTAACACTAACATTGCTGGTAGTGAATTGTTTCTTGATTCCGCACAGATAAGAAAGAATGTAGTATCTCGTGCTAAAGATTTAGGATTTGTTCCCTCTTCAGAAACTGGTGCAACAGCACTTGTTGATTTGACTGTTTCAAGTGTTAGAAATGGCGATGGTAGTATACCAACTTCTGGCGACATGACACTCAACAGGGGTTCAATCTATCAAACTGTATATGATGGAAGTACTTATGATTTTGTTGTTACAGAGAGTGTGAAACCATCTCAGAACGGAAATGAATTTAGATATTCAAACGTAGGACTCACACAAGGCACTTATGCAAATGATACCTTTGTATTTGATACACAAATGTCAAATCCAAAGTTTGTCCTTAGTAATGCCAGAGTAGATAAACAACACATCCAAATAAGTGTGAATTCAGGTGGGACTTCTTCTACTTACACACTGTCAACTGGTATCTCAAATATCACAACTACATCTAAAGTATTCTATGAACAAGAAAACGAAGATGGGTATAGAGAAATATATTTTGGGGATGGTGTACTAGGTGCAGCTCTTAAAGATGGTGACATCATTACAGTAACTTATATCGTAGTCGATGACTATCATGCAAATGGTGCTCAGACATTCACACCTGTAAATGGTATTAATGGTTTCAGTAATATTTCTGTATTGACTAGTAGCAAGGCCGCTGGTGGTTCTGAAAAAGAATCTATCGACTCAATCAAATTTAAAGCAACAAAGTTTTACACTTCACAAAACAGACTGGTAACGTTGAATGACTATAAAGCAAAGGTCAGTGAGTATTATCCAAACGCAGATGCAGTTGCAGTATGGGGTGGTGAAGACAACAATCCACCCGAATATGGTAAAGTGTTTATTGCACTTAAACCTAAGAACGCAGACTACCTATCAGAAGTAGAACAGAAACAAGTTGTCCAAAAACTGAATGCATTAAACATGTTAACAGTTAGACCAACTATTGTCAACCCCGAGATTATTAAGATATTAATTTCTACTACATTCAAATATAACCCTGCTGGAACCACACTAAGTAAAGGTGAACTTGAGAGTATTATAACCAATGCTATTAACACATTTGATGCATCTAATTTAAGTAACTTCGATTCTATATTCAGACATTCTAATTTAGTGAAATCTATAGACGAAGCAAATGATTCTATACTTTCTAACATCACAAACCTAAGATTACGTAAATCACAGAAAGTGAGTACAGACCAATCCAAAGGTGTTACAGTAGACTTTGGTAATGGGTTCTACAACCCTGTAGCAGGTTATGCAACAGAAATAGGTGGTATCATAGTTACCACTGGTTTCAAAGTGTCAGGGGACACAGTAAACACACAATATTTTGACGATGATGGAAAAGGAAATCTAAGAAGATTCTATCTATCAGGCGCAACAAGAATTTATCTAGATAATTCAGCTGGAACAGTTGAGTATTCTACTGGTAAAATTTCAATTAATAATATCTTCTTCACTTCAACAGAGAAGACAGATAGTACGATTGACTTCACCATTATACCAGCATCATTTGATGTTGTTGCTTCTAGAGGTAATCTAGTTGACATCGACCAACAAATGATTTCGGTTAAAGGTGAGATAGACACCATCGCAAGTGGTGAAAGTAGTGCTGGTGTTGGGTATAACTCAACATCTAGTACATCATATTAGTATGCATAAAGTGGTCTAGGACACATGGTGTGTGCCTAGAGTAGCATTCCATTAACTTGGTTTTTATAGGAGAAAAACAAAATGGCAGATAAAAAAATTAGCGCATTAACAGCGGTTGCTGACGCAGCAATTGGTGGAGATGATTTACTACATATCGTAGACAACCCAGGCGGTACACCTGTTAATAAAAAGATGACTATTGCTCAACTTTTTAAAAACATCCCTACATTCTTGGCGAGTGACGATATCACAACTTTAACAGCAAGTGCAACAGACCTTGCATCTTCATTCGTTACTATTATTAATGGTAATGGTTGGGGTGCTCATACCAACTTTACGTTGGATGATGGTACTGCAGTTGGTCAGTTAAAAATTATTATCGCAGGCACAGAACCAGCATCTTCATACGAAGGTAGAGTTACAGTTACTAATTGGCAGAAGTCAACTACAGCTGCTCCACAAATCGTATTGGATTCACAAGGTGAAGCTGTTGTATTGATTTGGACTGGTACTGCATGGAACCTAGTCGCAAACACTGGCGCAACAGTAAGTTTTGCTTAAGTAGATATATATGCAAGAGTACCAAACAGATAGTTTGAGTTCGAGACTTCCTTCTTTACTTCCCGAGTATTTGAAGGAAGAATCTCCAGCGCTTGAAAGCTTTCTAAAGGCGTACTTTGAATTTTTAGAAGCAGAGATTATTACTCTCTCTTCACAATCTACTTTAGATAACTTGAGTTTAGAAGACGGTGTCGGGGACTTAATATTAGAAGACGGCACCGTCTCTAACAGGTTTAGTGATGAGTCAAGAAACATAGTCACAGAACAAAGTATTACTAACACAGAAAAGACTGCTTCCCCGTTTATTAAGGGTGAGTATGTTGTTGGTAGTAAAAGTAAGTCAGTTGGTAAGATAACATTAGTTACAACTGATAAACTATATGTACAGACAATTGAAGGACATGGTTTTCAAAAAGAAGAAACTATTACTGGTAGAGAGTCTTTACAAACAGCAGTTGTAGAAAGTTTCAAACAGAATACAGTTCTTGCAACAAATAAGTTGTTAGACTATTCAGATGTAGACAGAACAACAGAAGAATTCCTTCAGTATTTCCAAAATGATTTAATCCCATCTTTAGATATTGGTAATACTGTTAATCGTAGACTTACGATTAAAAACATAAAAGATTTATATCAATCAAAAGGTACTGCTGAATCAGTCAAGTTCCTTATGAGATTGTTGTACGGTGAGGATGCAACAATTAGATATCCCGATAATGAAACACAGTATATATCTGAATCGGGTTATAACGAAATTAGAAGATTACGTGTTGTAGTAGATACAGGACTACCATCTGCAACAGATAGAATTATTCAATACACCCCCAACAGCAAATTTGTAGAAGCAGAAGCTATTATCGAAAATGTGTTCGTAGATAACTTCGATGCAAAAGAGTATGCCTTAGAGATTACTATAAATCACTCAGGCACATTCACTCAAGGTAGTGTAGTAACTTTCATTGACAGAGATGGTATAACAGAATATACTGGTACTGTATTAGGTATCATCAATCAAGTTAGTAGAGAATCCTCTTCAACTTATGTATCGCATGACGATAACGGTGTCATCTTACTAGAAGGTGAAGATGAAGGTGGACTATTATTCGAACAACAAGGTTTAGGTTCATTATACACTAAGAATGATATTATAGAATTCACTGGAAGTAAAAGTAATCACACAGCACTAAACGCTAGAGGTGCTGTTGATGGTTTGACTAGAGGTGGTATCACTAAAATCTACATCGATGCAGAAGGTACTGGTTATGAGGGTGAGGACTTAATTGTATTTGATAATGTTGGAACTTCAGGTGGTGGTGCAGAAGCAGTAATTGGTTCTGTAGGTGACGAAGTCATGCTCGAAGGTGGTACAGCATATGGTCACTTTACTATTACTGCAACTCAAGGGCAAACACTATTTGGTGGTGCTGGAGTTACAGATGACAATGGTATGGCAATATTCTTCAATGATGCAGACCTTGTAGTTTTTAAAAATGATATAAGACAAACACCAAACACTACTTACACTACACACGATTATACACATAGAAACGATAGAGTTGTATTCACTGCAGGTTTGAATGCTGGCGATAGAGTCGACTTATATACCGAATTTAACAGACTAACATATGAAGATAATACAAACAATGGAGATACCATTGTACTAGAAACTACCATAGGAAATGTTAGAAGTGTACGAATTAAATCAGGTGGTAGTGGATACGAACAAGTCCCTGCTTGTTGGCCTGGTGGTTACATTTACTTTAATGACCTTAGTGGATTTGAAGTTGGTGAAACAGTTACAGGTGGCACAACTGGTGCAACATCTACTATCTTGCGTATAGAAGAAGATAGAAACCGACTAGTGGTCAAACGATTGCCGACAGACACTGGTGGATACCAAAATGGGGAAACAATTATTGGTGGTACAACATCCACTAGTAGAGTGAATGTCGAAACACAGGTTACTAGAGGTGAGGGTGCTAGATTATTTGCATACTCAGATGATATCGGTGGTATCACATCTATAAATCTCATCGAACAGGGTAGTCATTTCTATTCAGATGGTATTTTATCAGATACTAGTTTCTTCCCAATGTTAATTAGTAGTCCATCAGCAGTACCACAACAAAATGTAGTCATTGAAGGACAAGTTTCAGGAAGTACTGCAACCATTGTTAAGTATGATGCAACAAGACACATACTAGTGTATAAAAACTTAAGTGGCTGTTTCGCTGATAATGAGACTGTTGCATTTAACAATGTCGACACATTTAAGATTTTAAAAACAAATCCATATAATGGTATTGGTAAGTTTGCTGGTGAAGGTAACATGCAAGAACAGTTTGTCACAGACAAAGGACAACTCAATACTTCCGCTAACCACTTACAAGATAGTTTGTATTATCAAACACACTCATATGTAATTAAAGTTGCAGAGTCTATTAACAAATACAGGTCAGTAGTAAAGGACTTGTTACATCCTGCTGGACATATATTCTTTGGTGAGGTTGGACTAGAAAAGTCAGTAACAGGTATTTCACCTACATCTAAATTTGTACCAACAATTATCTTGGTTATGAAACCTGTTTTGTATGTACCCGATGCATTCTCAAACTCATTGAGAACATATTTACTCCATGCAGACATGTCTTCAACAGGCCCCGAAGGTGGTGTTGGACTATTAACGCTTGACGAAGCAGGACAACCTGTATCTAATACAGACCCTAGAACTGGTGGTGGAATAACAGAACCAAGAACAGAATATGGTGATTCTTCACATAGAAGTCGACATATGAACATCCTTAAGATTGTTAATAAATCAGTTCCTTCAGTTAGAGTAGATAATGTAAGAGGTGTTGTTAGGTCTGTAGGTTCAGTCAATTTAATGGACAATCAAATAACACTTGATTATCATAATAGAAAGTTCGTTGCAGCTGACCAAGGTAAGATACAAAGTTTACATGTACATAGTGAAGAAAAACTCATTATGGAAGACGGTTGTTATATAGAATTCGAAGAAGATGCATGTTTAATGAGAGCAGAAGAACAACTGGGTGCTATCGTTAAAGGTGAGTTTGGTTCCACCTTCATATCAGAGGATGGTGAGTTCAATATAAGATTAGAAAGTGCTACAACAGACGAAGAAAAAACATTCTTTGTCTCAGAAGCTACAATTGATTATGATGATAAATATACATTGACAGAAGACGGTTTAAGATTGGTGATGGAAGATGGTTCACCGATAACAGACGAAGAAGCTTCTGAAAATAGTATTACAACATATATCCCATTTGGCCCAACATTTAAAACCATAAATACAATGAGCGGTCAGCAGACATATCGCATCTCCTATTATATTAAAGATGAAGAAGATGATGGTATATTGATGGAGGACGGATATGGAACCATGTTAAATGAAGATTCCATACCCGAAGGACTTAGAATTTCAGATTTGGATTTTGTTTATCCGAAGATGTTTATGCCTAAGTTTAAGACTAACGAAAGAAAACGCATAGATTTATCATATTCTGCCTACGTAAAGTCGGCATAACTGTATAAATAGTATAATAAATATCTGTAGGAGATAACTAAAAATGGCAGCAATTATAACAGAAAAGTTTCGTACCCATAATGCGAAACAGTTCAAAGAGGACTTTGGTGAATCAGCTTCATCAACGTATATTTTCATAGGAAGGTCACACGCATGGCCAACTGATACTTCACCCCCTGTTCCAGTAAACGGAACCAGCGAAGAGATGGATTCATTTGATGACATGCTTTCAATGAAGAAAGTGGGTAGTGGTGATGTATCACATTGTTTACCAAGATACGATTGGACTCTAAACACAATTTACGATGAGTACGCACACGATTACAGTACAGCAAACACTACACCAAATAATGGTAGTAATCTATGGGGTGGTAAATTCTATGTAATGACAGATGACTACAATGTATACAAATGTATTAGAACTGCAAGAAACAGTGCAGGCGCTGTAGTTGGTTCAAACGTTAAACCTACAGGAACATCCGCAACATCTTTAATTTACACTTCAGATGTTGATGGTTCAAACAACGCTTATCCACAAGGATATATTTGGAAATATATGTATACAGTTACTGCCGCTGATACAATCAAATATGTTACTTCAGATTTCATCCCAGTTAAAACTCTTGGTGCTGTAGCAGCTGTTGCTGGTACTGGTACTAATGGTACATTGGGTTCTACTGCAACAGACGATTCTTCATCATTGTGGGATGTTGAGAATAGTGCAGTTAATGGTGCTATATATCACGTAAGAGTTGATAACGGTGGTGCAAGTTACACTGCTGGAACATATACTGGAGTTCCAATTGCTGGTGACGGTACAGGTGCTACATGTTCAATTGTTGTTGGTAGTGATGGCGCTATCGATGCAGTTAACTTAACCACAACCGCATATGGTTCGGGTTACAAACGTGCTTCAATCGAACTTGCTGAATCAGGTCAATCAGGACTTGTTGCTGGTTCGGGTGCGGTATTAACACCAATAATTTCACCTATGAACGGACATGGTGCAGACCCAGTTGAAGAACTTGGTGGTAACCATATCATTGTAAACTCAAGATTTGAGTTTGCTGAAGGTTCAGGGGACTTCCCAACAGATAATGACTTTAGAAGAATCGGTCTTCTACAAGACCCATTTGCTAAGGGTACTACATCTGTGTTTACAGATACAACTGCAAATGTATGTTCAAAAATGACACTTGCAAACGCTAGTTCTTTAGAGGTTGATGACTTAATTGCTTCTGCTGGTACAGAAGTGGCTGGAACTGCAAAATCAAGAGTGATTTCAGTTAGTGGTAACGTTGTTACTCACCAACCGATTGCCAATGCTAAAGGTCAATATGTCGCCTTTACAGCTTCTGATACAGTATTCAGAGGTTCAAGTAGTATTAGTGATGTTTCTTCAGTAGATGCTGCATTCCCCGAAGTAGAAAGATTCAGTGGTAATTTATTATATGTTGAAAACAGAGGTGCGGTAACACGTGCTGCTGACCAAATCGAAGATATTAAACTTATCATCGAAATGTAATTCGTGGGGACTTGTTCCCCACATTAAAATAAAAGAGTGGAATTATGCCAGAAAAGACAGATTTAAATATATCTCCGTATTATGACGATTATTCAGAAGATAAAAAGTATAGTAAAATACTTTATCGAGCTGGGCGTCCTCTACAAGCAAGAGAACTAACACAATCCCAATCCATTCTTCAAGGACAGATTGAGAGATTTGGTTCTCATATCTTTGAAGAAGGTTCATTAGTAACAGGTGCGGAATCTGATATTGACATGGATGTCTTTTATGTGAAGGTCAAGTCTGCTAATCCTAATGCTAGCGGTCAAACATCGGTTGAAACGTACAGAACTGCATTTCATGGTAAATATGTTCAAGGTAAAAGTTCAGGTGTTGTTGCAAAGGTAACAAACTCTACAGCAGAAACTACAGACGACCCTGTAACACTATTCCTTCATTTCCATTCACAGGGTACAGATGTTTATAACTCACCAGTATTCTATCAAAATGAGGTACTACAAGAAGTATCGATTTCTGAAGATGGTACGATTAACGTTGTTGGTGGTAATAATAATGAGTTTACAATTAAAGCAACTACAGACGACCCGATAGGTAGGGCATCTCTTGCTAGTATTTCAGAAGGTATTGTTTTTATTAGAGGATTCTTCTGTTTAGTAGATAAACAACAAATTGTTCTAGAGAAATATTCTGCTGCTCCAAGTTATAGAATAGGTCTAAACGTAACAGAAACAATTATAGATAGTGCAACAGACACTACACTATTGGACAACTCACAAGGTACATCAAACGAGAATGCTGCTGGAGCAGACAGACTTAAGATGGAACTTGTCCTCTCTAAATTTAAATTAGACACAACAGATGACGCTGACTTTATTGAACTTGCAAGAGTTAATGGTGGTATCATCGAAAGTAAAATCAGTAGACCGCAGTATGGTCAGATTGAACAAACATTAGCACGAAGAACATTTGATGCTAACGGTGATTTTGTTGTTAATCAATTTACACATAGTCTTAGAGAACATCTAAACAACACAACAAATAATGGTTTTTATACTGAACAATATGGTGGTGATGCAGACAGATTTGTTATGCAAATATCGCCAGGTAAAGCGTATGTTAAAGGTTTTGAGATTGATAAAATTGGTACAACATCTCTAAACTTTGCAAAAGCGAGGTCAACAGTCACACTCGCTGGTTCTAATACACCAGTCAGATTAGGTAATATTTTAAGAGTCACAAATGCACATGGATTGCCAGAATTTGGTAATGAAGGCACAAATGCAAGTCAAGAAAGATATGGTGATATGGACTTGTATGATACTGTACAGAATTCAACAAACGTTAATGCTGGGTCGCCAAGTTTTGCTGGAAAGCATATTGGTAAAGCACGTATTAGAAATGTAGACTTACATAGTGGTGCTTCGGATTCAAGTGGTGAATATAACCAAACTACTTCTATTTGGAACATATATCTATTTGATATCAAAATGTATACTGAAGTTAAAGCAAATACATTTACTGGTACATTTACTGAAGGCGACCAAATAGTATCTACAAACTCAGCAGGTCAAATAGTTGGTACAGGTATTGTCGCATACAACACAAGTAACACAACTGTATATATTCACGATGTTACTGGTGGTTTCTATACTGGTGATACTATATCCACTAAAGGTAAGACAAGTGCAACAGGAACAATTACAGAGACAAGAACCTATAACGTAGACCGTACTCGTGGGGTTACACAAGCTTCAAAAGATACTACTTTACAAACATTCGTTGGTGATGCTGTTGCAGATGCCGACAATACTTTATCAGGTTCTATTTCATTAACGGCACAAGGCGCACTAACAGGATTTGGTTCAAGATTCGCATCCGAACTTAAAGAAGGTGACATCATCATTGATGGTACTGGCAACGAAAGAGTTATTCAAACTGTTACAGATTCTAGTAATGCTCAGTGTACCGACAACACTGGCGTATCTCCAATCTCAAATGGTAATGTAACAAGACGTAGAGTTAGAATTCATAAACAAGACCAAACTGCAGCTATCTACGCATGGCCTAGAGATTGGGTTGCTGAACATACTGGTAAGAATGTTAAAGTAAGAAGACAACACATAGTAACAATAAACAGTGGTGCATTCACTATTAGTGCTGGTTCTCAAGCAACCTTCGAAGCTAGAAATACAGATAACTTCTCAATCGCAGTGGTAAAAGCATCTACAGATAGTGGCGCATTCGATGCTGGGGATTTACTAGACATCGAAGACCTAAGTCCCAATGTGACTGGTAATCAATTAACATGTACACTAGCAAACAATAGTGGTGCGGTTCTTAAAGTTACATCTACAGTATTGTTGACTTCTCCAACATCTCGTTCTAAAACACTAAACAAATCAAGATTGCTTAAAGTCACTCAACCTAGAAGTGCTAATGGTTATTATGGAACTGCATATGATGATAAAGAAATTACACTAGGTGTTGCTGACGTTCATAAGATTCATGCAATATACGAAGGTGGAACTGCACCAGTTATGCCGAATGCAAGTTTTGGTACAGTTACTGGAACATTTACACAATACGAAACTTTGGTTGGTCAGACATCAAATGCACGTGCAATATTGGTATACTATGCTGGTAGTGGTGCTATATCTCATTATAGAATGGTTAGTGGTTCATTTGTTGAGAATGAGGTAATTGTTGGCGCATCATCAAGTGCATCTGTTACTATATCAAACGTACATCAAGGTTCAGAAGATATTAAGAGTAGATACTTCTTTGATAATGGTCAAAGAGATGGTTACTATGACCTTGGAAAACTAACAAGAAAAACTGGAGAACCTGCTCCTAACGGCCCACTACTTATTTGTTTCGATTATTTTTCTGCTGCTGCTGGAGAATATTTTGATGTTGAATCATATAAGTCAATCGACTATGATGACATACCAGTATATTCCCCCAATAGAATAGACTTGGGTGGTTTAGAACCCGATGGAACATTTGAACTTTCAGATTGTATTGACTTTAGACCAGTTGCTGGACAGATTCTTGGAACTTCTAATTTTAAAATAGACAATTCAAAAACTCCAACCAACGCAATTGATTTATCAAATAATACAACTGGTGCTGTATTTGCTCCGTTTGGTTATGATACAGGTAGAAACTTTAGTGACTCAAGAGTTGGCATTACACAAACACATGCAATCACAAATGATTCCCCAGTTCCAGGCTCAAGTGTAACTGGTGATATAAAATTCTATGTAGGTAGAACCGATAAAGTATATCTACACAAATCAGGTACATTCCAAACTGCAGTAGGGATACCTTCACTATCACCAACTAAACCAAAAGGTATAGATGATGCTATTGAGTTATTTGAACTACAGGTTCCTGCTTATACTTCTAGTATAAAAAATGTTAAAGTAAGGTCACATGACCATCGTAGATTTACGATGAAAGATATCGGTAGGATTAATAACCGTGTGACTAACTTAGAAAGAATTACATCTCTTTCTCTATTAGAAAAAGACACACAAACAAAACAAATACTAGATGCAGATGGATTCGATAGATTCAAGTCAGGTTTCTTAGTTGATAACTTTAAAGGACACAGAGTTGGAGATGTTAACCATCCCGACTATAACGTTGCTATTGACACTGAACTTGGTGCTATGAGACCTAAGAACTTCTCACAGTTCTTTGATATATCTTTAAACACTGCTCTTTCTTCTGATTATCAGAAGACAGGGGATTTAATTACCTTACCATATACAACTATTAATTTAGCACAAAATGATAAGGCCTCTAGACATATCAATGTCAACCCATATCACGTATTCAGTTTCTTTGGTAATGTTAAGTTAACACCCGAAACAGATATTTGGCAAGACAGAGACCAATTGCCAGAAGTAAGAATTAATAGAGAAGGTAACTTCGATGCACTTGTGTCTGAAAATAAAAATGCTATGGGAACCGTTTGGAACGAATGGCAGACTACATGGGCGGGTAAACCCGAAATGGTTGCTACTGAAGTACAAGCAACTTCAAATGGTTCTTGGAATGGAGACCCAACACAACATGGTCAATGGACTTCAGGATTTCAGGTAACAAGAGAGATTACAGAGACTGTAGAAACACAAACAAGAACTGGTGTATCAACAAGTGTTGTTGAAGACTTTGTAGAAACAAGAAATGACAGAGTTGTAAGTGTAACACTTATACCATTCATGCGTGCTAGAACTATTGCGATACATTGTACAAACTTAAAACCAAATACATTCCATTATTTCTTCTTTGATAACGAAAGAATAGATGATTTCATCGCACCTACTAGTTCTACATACTCACATAATGGTGGAACAACCGTCCTATCAATTTCAAAGACAGACAAAAATGGTGAACTGAAGGCGAACTTCTTTTTGCCAGGCGGAAAATTCCCTACTGGTCAAAGAGAATTAAGAGTTACTTCAAGTTACAGTAATATATCATCACCTAATTCACATGGTAGTGGTATGTATCAGGCTCAGGGTCATTTAACATCAACTCAAACTGAAGTTACATCTACAAGAAATGGTAGAGTTATTCGTGAAAGAACAAGTGGCGAAAGACAGATTACAAAACCTGGCGAAAGGACGAATATCTTGCCTTGGGATACTGTTGCACCACCAGTGCCTATTCCCGAAATACCACCTATTAGAGAAGTTTACATTGAACTTCCACCACAGATTTTAATAGAAGAAGTTATTATTGAAAGAATCGTGGAGGTTGAAGTTCCTGTTATATCAGTAATTCAATCACCGCCTGTTTTCATTCCAATACCAAATGATACAACTCCGCCACCTGTTTTTGTTCCGCCCGTTCCAGTGTCACCGCCAGAACCTGTAGTCATAAATGAACCCATAGACACTTGGCGAGATTTCACGGGTCGAAATATATCACCTCAATTCCCCGAGATGGAAAGAGGATGGGGTGACCCACTTGCTCAATCATTCCTAGTGGAACAATCAGGTGGTACCTTTGCAACTGGAATTGATGTATTCTTCCAGTCTAAAGATACACATATCCCAGTTTCTGTTGAAATTAGAAACATGGTTAATGGATATCCTGGCCAAATAGTAATGCCTTTCTCAGTGGTAACATTGAACCCATCTGCTGTCAACATATCACAAGATGGAAGCAAGGCGACAACATTTACTTTTGAATCACCAGTATACCTTCAACAAGATGTTGAGTATTGTTTTGTAGTTTACTCTAACTCAAATGAGTATGAGGCTTTCATATCTAGAATGGGTGAAAAAGATATTGCAACAGGTCAGACAATTGCTGGACAACCATATGCTGGTTCATTGTTCTTATCACAGAACGCATCAACATGGACTGCTACACAGGAAGATGACCTCAAGTTTACAATCAAAAGGGCTGTATTTAACCAATCAAAAACACCAAAATTGGTATTTGAAAATGATGCATTACCAACTACAAAACTGCAATCGAACCCGATTGAAACATACATTGGTAAAAACTATGTGAAGGTATATAACTACTCACATGGTATGTATAAGTCAGATTCAAATGTTATTCTAAGTGGCATAACAGGTAATGCATTAAATGGTGTATTACGAATTGCAACACCTAGTGTATCGGGAACACCAAGTGCTGGTACATATACTGTACAACAAACAAGTACAACTGGTAGTGGTACTGGTTGTTCTGTAGAAATTGTAGTTGTAAACAATAACATCACTAGTTCTACTATTACGAACCCTGGCGAAGGACATGCTGTTGGTAACACTTTAACATTCACAGACTTTGATGGTGGAACAGCGGATTGTACAATAGTTATCGATAAGGTTGGTGATACTCTAGGTGGGTTCCCAATCGAAGAGTTGAATAGAACTCTTGGATATAGTACTATTAGTAATATAGAAATCGATGCATTCACAATAGTACCCGACCTATCATCATATGATTTAAAATCAAGTTATGGTGCCTTGGAATCTACAGTAGGTGGTGGTTCGAATTCTTTTGCAACAAGAAACTACTACTACGATTCTATACACACAATGATTCCGAATGTTATTCCGCCATTGACAAGAGTTTTGGCTGCAGTAACTAGAACACCTATGGATTCGCCTGAAGGTTATAACCAAGGTGGGAACGCATATGATAAGAACTCAACACAAGATTTCATTACACTAAATGACAACGCATACTTTGGAACATCAAGTGTTGTTGCATCGCCAATCAATGAACAAAATGAAATGGCAAGTACGAAATCCTTTACGTGTACGTTGCAACTACAATCAGCAACACCTAATATATCACCAGTCATAGACGTGGGTACAGTTGGTGCTATTGCGATATTGAATAGAATTAACAACATTGATACTTCTGCAGACGTGCCTGGAGAGCCAGGAAGTCCTGTTACTAATTATATCCCGTCAACAGACCCCGATGGTGATAACAATGCAATGGTTTATATCACTAGAAAAGTCAATCTAAAAACTCCTGCTACATCTCTAAGAGTTGTTGCAGATGTATTTAAACCCGAAACTACAGGTGTTGAAGTACTATATAAAGTGCTGAAGAATGATGACTCAACACCGTTTGATGATTTAGGGTGGTCATACTTTAATGGTGATGGTTCGCCAGACACTGCAGTAGAGTCGGATGCTAGAAACTTTAAAGAAAACGAATGGTCAGTCGAAGACTTGCCAGAGTTTAGTGCTTTCTCAGTTAAGATTGTAGGTAAAGCAACAAACACTTCAGTAATTCCTATGGTATCTGCTCTTAGATGTTTAGGACTTGCATAATGTCTGAATATTGGAAAGTAGATGGTCATTCATCATTAGCAAGAGATTCAGAATCTACTGCTGTGGTGAATACTGATATTAATGCTTATAGGGCGCAAAAACTTAGGAAAGAAAGCTTCAAAAGACAAGTAGAAGAGATAAATAATTTAAAGAAAGATGTTTCAGATATTAAAACATTATTAACACAACTGGTAGATAAAATTCATGGCTAAACAAGTAGACCAATACAGTACTATAGAAACATTCAGACAAGTCTTCAATGAAGTATCTTCGGATATGGGAGACACAAGTGGTCTGAGAACAGAGAGTCAAGAAACTCTTGTCGATGCAGTTAATAGTATTGAAGATAAAGCATTCTTTTTCCAAGAATATCGCTTCGTTGCAACAGCAGGTCAAACCACGTTTAGTGGTAATGATGTTGCAAATCACGAGTTAGAATTTAAAGCTAATAGAGTTCAAGTGTATGTCAATGGTATACAAAAGAACTTTTCTAGTGAATATTCTATCGGTGGATTTGGTATACTTAACGCAACTACTTACAATTCAATCCAGTTACAGTCTGCTGCTTCAGTCGGCGATGAAGTAACCGTTTTCTCATTCACAGGTTCATACTTAGGAACAGATGCCGCTGGTTCAACAACAGGTTTTTGGTCTACCACTGCTACAGGTGATATCTATAATAATAACTCAAAAGGTGTTATCATTAACGGTGAGGTTGACCCTAGGGTAACCTCTCGTGAAAGTTCTGATATCAAAATTCAGTTAGAAGGTAAGACAAAAATCAATGGTGATGTAACCGTCCATACTGGAGGTACATTAACATCTCCAACACTTACAGATGGTAGTGGTGCTACAATTACTGGTGGTGATTACGCTGGTATTGATGCAACACTTACTGGAGACTTGAGTGTCGGCGATGCTGGTACGTTTGGTGGTACACTTGGTGTCACAGGTAATACAACAGTTGGAGGCACATTTGGTGTTCAAGGTGCTTCAACATTATCTAGTTCATTAGATGTAACTGGTATAACAAATTTAAACAACACGACAGAATCTTCAAGTATTTCAACAGGTGCTTTGATTGTTGATGGTGGTGTTGGAATCAAAAAGAAATTATTTGTCGGTGGGAATGCCGACTTTGCTGCAAATCTACAAGTAGATGGTAACTCAGTATTAAGTGGAAGTGTTAACATTGATGGTGCTACAGATATCGATTCGACACTAGACGTTCTTAATAACACAACATTACGAGCAGATTTAAGTGTTGCTGGTAATACATCAATGACAGGAACGCTGGATGTTGATGGTGCTACAACACTAGACGGTACTACAATCGATGGTGATTTAGACCTTAACGGTAGTGCAAACATCTCTACTAACGCATTAATAGGCGGAACTTTAGGAGTTACAGGCGCTACAACATTATCAAGTACATTAGGAGTTACAGGCGCTGCAACATTATCAAGTACATTGGGTGTTACAGGAAACACAACTGTAGGTGGAACTCTAGGAGTTACAGGAAACACAACTGTAGGTGGAACTCTAGGAGTTACAGGAGATACATCTTTAAGTAATGCATCCTTGAGCGGTACACTTGGTGTTACAGGTGCTACAACATTATCAAACATACTAGACGTAACTGGTGTAACAAATTTAAACAACACTACACAATCTTCATCTTTGTCAAGTGGTGCTTTGATTGTTGATGGTGGTGTTGCAATCGCAAAGAATTTAAATGTTGGTGGTAACATTACTGCTACTGGAAGTATTACTGCAAACGGTGACATAACACTAGGTGATGCAGACACAGACAATATTGTTTTTGGTGCTGATGTTGATTCAGATATCATGCCAGATGATAATAATACATATGATTTAGGTTCAGATACTAAGAAGTGGGCGAAAGTCTACTCAACAAATTTCTATGGTGAATTGAACGGAAACGCTTCAACAGCGACAACTTTAGCAACTGCAAGAACTCTTGGTGGTGTATCTTTTGATGGTAGTGCAAATATCAATTTGCCTGGCGTAAACGCTCAAGGTAATCAAGACACTACTGGTAACGCAGCTACTGCTACAGCATTGGAAACTGCAAGAAATATTGGTGGAGTGTCATTCGATGGTACACAAGCTATTAACCTTCCTGGCGTAAACACTACAGGTAATCAAGATACAAGCGGTAATGCAGCCACAGCAACTACACTTGCTACTGCAAGAAGTATTTCAGGTCAATCATTCGATGGTAGTGCAAATATTACACTTAAAACTTCAGGGATAACAGAAGAAACCAATCTGTACTTTACAAACGCAAGAGCAGATGCCAGAGCAGACGGAAGAATTGGTGCTGCTAGTATAGAAGACCTAAGTAATGTTTCTGCTGGTGCAGGCAATGGTCAGGTACTAGTGTGGAGTGGTTCTTCTTGGGTGCCAGGCGACCAAAGTACAACTACAAGTTCTGTACAAGAGACCAGCGACTTTGTATATTTCACAGACAATAGAGTTGCAGACACATTAAAGGTCTCAAACGGAACACCTACATATAATAATGGTATTAAATTATCATATAACGATAACGCTGATGGTGGTGACAATACCACTACCGATGGGAGAATAGATTTGGCATTAGATTATGAAATAACAAGTAGCGCACCTACAGCAGTCGGAAGTACTAGTAGTGGTCATCTATGGTTTGTGATATGATATGGCAGATGAAATTTATATAAACATTGGCTCTACGATACAACAACCGTATCAAGGACAAGCTATTGCAACTGGTACAGCACCAATCATAAGACAACGTATAGCTCGTCAGCCTGCCAATCAACAAGTACCCTTTACATATTCTAATAGAAGTCCATTCACCTATGCTAGACAGGGTCGAACGCCAGCACCATATAATCATCAAGTTCCTGCTACATATGTTGGACAAGGTAGACAACCCTCTACTTATGTAAATCAACAACCTAGTACGTATAGAAATCCAGTGAATGGTCAACAACCATATATCGCTAGCGCTAGACAACCGAGTACGTATCAAAATCAGATTCAAACACCTTATATTGCTAATGCAAGGCAACCTAGTATCTATAACCTACAGGGTAATATTCCGTATCAGAATCCTGTTATTGCACAACAACCTTATCAAAACCAAGTTAATAAACAGATACCGTTTACGTATACCAATCAAACAACGTATCAGTATACTGCTAATGCCCAGCAACCGTATCCGTACATTGCTAATGGACAATATGTAGCACAAACACAACAACCTTATACATATCCGTACATTGCAAATAGACAAAACACTGCTCAACAACCAGCGTCTTACAGACATCCTGTAATTGCAAATAGACAAACTACGATTGATAATGCTAATCCTTCAATTGCAAGTAGACAAACAGCGGTGAATGCTACATATCAAGTTATTGCACAACAACCAGCAATACAAGAATACACATATCAAGCAAACGCCCAGGCGAGTGTGCAAGCTCAATCACCTTATATTGCTCAGGTGCAAGCTAATTATGGGTTTAGACAACCAGCATCATATCAGTTCACTACACAAGCAATTGCTCAAAGACCAGTGATATATACAGCGACTGGTAATTACCAAGCAAGTTATCAAACCCAATTACAACAACCTTACATATATCAACAACCAAATCAGGTTCCTGCTTCAGGACAAAACCAATTAGCAGTCTCATATAATTATCCCGACCCTATAATTGGAGAATATTTCCATGGTACAGGAAATTTCCAAAGTTATTCGTATGGGGGACTAGTCGGAACAGACCTATATGCCGCTATGGGTGCCCCACTTGGGACATACTATGCTCCAGCAGGTGTTGATGGTAATACTAACAGTGGTTCCCCTCAAAATGGCGCAACAGGTGCTTACTTACCGCCGACCGTTGGCGTACCCGCTCAGGCGCTAGCGGGTCAAGCGACACCAGGCGTATCACCAACTTGGAAGACAACTCAAAGAATGGGTGGAACAATGCCTTGGACTGGATTGTACTCACATGACCCATCTGTGAATAATCATATACAATTAAAACCAAGTCAACCTATGAGATTAAATGCTACTGGTCAGTGGAATAGGATAGAATATGCTTACTGGAGTTATAGCTCCAATACATGGAATCATATCGGTGGAATACCAGTAATATATATGCAAGCAGTCAATGTCCAAGGCCCAACTCAAGGAATATATGATATTCAAGGGGTGAATTGGATTGTTGGTGGAGGACTACCATCATCTGTTCAAGGTTACACAGTATTGAATGCCCCTAAACGATTGAGGTTCTATTAAGATGGCTATAGGATTTACACAACAAAATAACCCTTTCACATTCCAACAAACGTTGAATGTGGAAACTGAAGGGCAAAGACCTGTACCTGCTATAGCACAACAACCAGCTACGTATTCATATCCTGCTATCGGACAGCAAGATTATCAGGTTACGTATCAACACCCTGCTAGTTATAGGACACCTGTTATCGGTACTTACCCATATACTACAAATGCTCAAGCACAGACGACTTATCAGAGTCCATTTACATATTCTAGAACTGCACAAAAAGAAATACAGGTATCTATACAACAAAATGCTCCGTATATAAACCAACAACCTTCTACGTATCAGCTTCAGAGTCCGACTACTTCACAGCAACCGTCTACTTATCAACATAGACAACCTGCTATATATCAAGTTGCATATCAACACCCGACAACGTATTCTAGACAAGGTGTTGCACAAACACAGGTGTCTTATAGACATCCATTCACATATGCACGACAAGGACAAACCCCGTTTACATATACTAGAGAAGCTAGACAACCTTATATTGCTAATGCTAGACAACCTACTACATACCCTGTAATATCAGATAGGAATTATAATCATCAACAACCAGCGATACAAACGTATCCATTTACTGCTGATGCACAGACACCGTTCACCTATCAACATAGACAACCTAGTACTGCAGTTGCTAATGCACAAACACCGTTTACGTATCAGAATAGGAGTCCATTTACATATAGGAATCCTGTAAATGCACAGACACCTTACATTGCTAATGCACAGACACCTTACATTTTACAGAGGGCATATAACACCCCTGTTATTAGGATAACACAACAACCTTATCCGTATATTGCGAATGCACAACAACCTTATATTGCTAATGCTAGACAACCCACTACATACCAAGTTACATATCAAGTTGCATACCAAGTACAGCAACCTTACATATACCAACAAGATTATAGTACAACTAGAAGTATTGGGCCGATCGCTAAAGTTAAAGGGATATATGTAAATGATGGAAACCAAATAAAGAAACTAGATAAAGTGTATGTCAATGATAGTGGCACTGTAGAGAAGATTCACCAATCTGTTCCAACTGCACAGTTTAGTAAAACATAAAAAGGTATAAATAGTTAAATGGCCATAATTGCAAATATATTCATAGACCAAGGCGCTGACTTTCAGATTACTGTTGACGTTACAGATGTTAACGGTGCAGTTTTGAATATGTCAGGGTATACTGCAACAGGACAAATTCGAAAAACTTATGAATCTAGTACAGTAGCAGCAACATTTACTTGTACTGTAACAGAGGCCTCAGGACAGGTCACTATGTCACTCACCGACGCTGTAACAGCAGCTATGAGTCCAGGCAGGTATGTTTATGACTTGGTCACAACTGATGGTAGTGGTCTCAAGACACGTGTTGTTGAGGGACAAGCTATAATTACGCCGGGAGTTACAAGATGAGCAATATTAAAGGAACATTAAGCAGAGTCGCAACAATAGGTGGCAGAGTACAAGGTGGAAGTAACTTACGTGCGAAACAAGTCGCAGTAGGTAACGCAGCTTCTGTAGCAGGTGGTTCAGACATCACTGCAAAATCTATCAATGAACTTGCAGACGTAGATGCAACAGAAACTGATAACGGATTGTTATCATATGATGCAGCTTCAGACAAGTGGACTACAACTACCATCCTCGATGGTGGAACATTCTAATTGTCTAAATAAAAGACAAATCAAGGTTGTCGACAGTGAGACAGCGACCCACATAGTGAGTGGACAGACTACATAATGATTCATATTCTAGACAACTAGAATTAACATAATTTTATTAAAAAATAACTAATTTTTTCAGGAGAAAAAAATGGCAACAGTAATTCAAATTAAAAGAAGTACAGGTGTTGCGGCTCCATCTACGAGTGATTTATCAGTAGGTGAGTTGGCATATGTACAAGATAGAGCGAATTCAGGTGCTGGTGCGAAACTATATATCGAATCAGTAGACTCAGATAACTCTACTCCACTTATTCAAGCAATTGGTGGTAAATATTATACGGATATACTAGGTGGTTCAGCTGCAACGCCTGCTAACTTTAAAGTTGGTAATGGTGCAACTGCTGGTGCAAGTGTTCAGTTAATGGAAGACAGTGATAATGGAACGAACTTCGTTGCATTAAAAGCTGCTGACACATTGGGTGCTTCGACAACCTTTACTCTACCTACAGCAGACGGTTCTGCAAACCAAGTAATTGGTACAGATGGTAGTGGAAACTTATCATTCTTATCAACAACATCAACACTAGCAGGTGCAACGGATTCAGATATTTCATCTCCAACAGGCGGACAAATGCTTGTTCATGATGGAAGTAATTCATTCGATAACGTATCAATGAGTGGTGATGCAACTATGGCATCTAGTGGTGCAGTAACAATCGGAAACGATAAAGTTACAACTGCTAAGATTCTAAACGCTAATGTAACAGTAGATAAGATTAACTTCTTAGTTGACGAAGATGACATGTCATCTGATTCAGCAGTCAAAGTTCCTTCTCAGCAATCTGTTAAAGCATATGTAGATTCAAACATCACAGCACAGGACTTAGACCTTGCTGGTGACAGTGGAAGTGGTTCAGTCGACTTAGACTCTCAGTCAATCACATTTACTGGTGGAACTGGTGTAACAACTTCTGTTTCAGGTCAAGCAGCGACTTTCGCTATTGGTCAGGCAGTTGCAACAACATCTAACGTAACTTTCAACAACGTAGACGTTGATGGAACACTTACATCGGATGACATCACATCTACAAACATCGCTGCTTCAGGTAACCTAACAGTTTCAGGCAACTTGACAGTAAACGGTACTACAACAACAGTTAACTCTACAACAGTAGAAATTGATGACCCTGTATTTGAAATCGGTGAAGGAACTTCAGACGATAACTTAGACAGAGGTATTAAATTTAACTGGCACAATGGTTCAGCTGCTAAGATTGGTTTCTTTGGTATGGACGATTCAGACGGTAAGTTTAAGTTCATCCAAGATGCAACAGATACATCTTCAGTCTTCTCAGGAAGTGTTGGTGATGCAGAATTTGGTGCATTAACAGTTGGTAGTCTTTCAACAGGTGGTAACCTTTCAGGTGCTGGTCTTGCATTAAGTGGTTCAATCACTTCTGTAGACGGTGCGGCTCCTGCTGCTGGTGAGTTATTGGTTGGTAATGGTTCTAATGGAGACATGGAACTTGCAACTCTAACTGCTGGTGAAGGTATCGATGTAACTAATGCTGACGGTGCAATAACAATCGCTGCTGAAGATGCTACAACATCTAATAAAGGTATCGCAAGCTTTGCTTCTGCTATCTTTGATGTTTCAAGTGGTGCTGTATCTATTAAAGATGCAACAGCTTCAGTAAAAGGTATTGCTTCTTTTGCTTCAAGTAACTTTACAGTATCAAGTGGTGCGGTAACAGTTACTGCTATTGACGGCGGAACATTTTAATTAATAATCCAAATTAACCGATTCAATAGGAGAAGAAAATGGCAACAGTAATCCAATTTAAAAGAAGTTCTACTCAGAACGCATTACCAGGCGTAAGTGACCTTGCACTTGGTGAATTAGCGGTAAACACTTACCACGGTAGGTTTTACACTGAGAAGAATGATGGTTCTGCTGCTGTTGTAGAAGTTGGGTCTAACCCGACTTCTCTTACTATCAATGATGCTTTAACATTCCCAACTGCAGACGGTACAAGTGGTCAGTTATTATCAACAAATGGAAGTGGAACTTTAGGTTTCGTAAATGCACCAAGCACTGGTGTTGTAACTTTCAAATATGATATAACTGGTAACACAACCGTAATTTCAGGTTCAGATGATAATGGTGTAACACTTGCTTACACTGTTGGACTAGAACAAGTCTATCTGAATGGTGTTAAATTAGTGAGTGGTGATGACTATGCTACAACTAGTACTTCAGTTATCACATTACAGGCGAACGCTGTGGCGGGAGATGTATTACAAGTAGTTGCACAGACTTCAATATCAAACCTTGTACAAGGTTTCTTCACGACAGTTGCTTTAACAGCAACGACTGCTGACCAAGTATTGACTTCTAACGCAAAAGCAGTAATTGCAATTAAACATGTAATTGTTGCAACACATGCTACTGGTGGTACTCACGCTGCTGAGGTTCTTTTAATCAATGACGGTACGAATGTATACTTCGTTCAGTATGGTGATGCATACTCAGGTTCATCTCTATTCACACTTTCTAGTGATATGAATAGTAACAACATGAGATTGCTGGTAACACCTGCTAATACGAATACTACATTCAAAACGTTCCAAATTAGAATGCAATAGGGAGGCATAAGAAATGGCTAAAACAAGAGGTTTCGAACTTGCCGAGTTAATCCGTGGTATACAGTTTGATGTCAGTAATGATGTTATTACTACTACAAAGGATATTCGTTCTAATGGACATACACAGGGTGGTTCTACCACTACTGCAGTAACAGAGGTTGCACTCGATACATTTGCTCACGCAACGTATAGAGCTGCAAGATATGTTGTTGCTATGTCCCAAGGGTCAGAGTTTCACTCTACTGAAATTGTCGTAGTACATGACGGTTCAGCAGTGACTCTAACTCAATATGGAACATTGAAATCATCTAACCTTGCATCGTTTGATGCTGACATTAGTGGTTCAGATGTAAGATTAAAAGTAACTCCAGCAAGTGGTTCATCTACAGTTATCAAATTTGATAGGACAACGGTAGACGCTTAATTATTAAAAAAACTATTTTTAGGGGACTTTTTAGTCCCCTTTTTTTAACTCTCATAATGTATAAATAGTATCATGGCAACGAAATCAAAGTTCTACACAGACCTAGGGATAGCATCCCAAGATAACTCGACAGTAGATGGTGACTTAACAGTCACTGGCAATCTAACTGTTTCGGGTACTAGTTTTACAATTGATTCAACAACAGTTTCTGTTACAGATTCTATGTTTGAACTTGCAAGTGGAAACACTTCAAGTGACTTAATCGATATTGGTCTCTATGGAAACTATGATGATGGATTGTCAGATGGCGCAACTGAATATACTGGTTTATTCAGAGATGCTTCCGACTCAACATGGAAGTTGTTTGACGGATTAGAATTAGAACCAGGCAATACTGTTGACGCTACTGGTTCAGGATTTGCATTTGCAGATTTTAAAGCTGGTGATATAGAGGCGACAGGTCAGCTGACAGCAGTTGGGCCACTGAGTTTAGGCAATCTAAGAGTAGATGCTAATGATTCAGTCACTACAACTTCAACAACTGAAGCTACATTAGATACGTTTTCACTACTAGCATATAGAAGTGGTAAGTACCATGTACAAGCATCTAGTGGTAGTAATTATCATGCTACAGAAGTGATGGTAATCCATGATGGAACCAATGCTTACTTCTCACAGTATGGTGATATAACAACAGGAAGTTCCCTTTTCACACTTTCTGTTGACACTTCATCGGGTAGTGTTAGACTTAGAGTCACCCCCGCTTCAGCGACTTCAACAGTATTTAAATTTAGTAGAAATATTTTAAAAGTTTAACCCGATTCCCCCTGTTATGAACACTCCAATGTTCTAAATACAGTAGTAAGAAATCACATTTAACGTACAGGACACACGCAAAAATGGCAACACAAAATAAATTTGTAGTAGAGTACGGAGTCAGTGTTGGAACCACCGAAGTAATTAATTCATCAGGAAAAATCGTTGCAGCTGCAATTTCAGATTTAACAACTGATAATCTTTCCGAAGGTTCCGCTAAGTACTACGCAAACTCTTTAGTAGACACACACATGTCGGATGCATCGACATCTAAGACACTGAATAATGTTCAGATTGACGGAGGAACTATCTAATGGCTGGTGAAAAGAATTTTAATATTAAGAATGGGTTAAACGTCAATGGTGTTGAGGTAATTGACTCAAGTGGTCAAATTACTGGTGCTGCTATTGGTACTGAAACAATTGACGATAGAGTCGCTTCGTTACTAACAGCAGGAACAGGTGTGTCATTGACATATGACGATGCTGCTAATACACTAACAATTAACGGACAACAAGGTGATATCACTGGAGTTAATGCTGGTGCTGGTTTAACTGGTACTGCAAGTTCGGGTGATGCAACATTAAACATCGGTGCTGGTACAGGTATCACTGTAAACGCAGATGATATCGCAGTTAATATGTCTGCATTCGATACGGGTGACTTATCAGAAGGGTCAAACCTTTACTTTACAAATGAAAGAGTTGACGACAGAGTTAATTCTTTAATCGTTGCTGGAACAGGACTTACATCTACATATGATGACAGTGCTGGAACACTTACACTTAACGGACAAGTTGGTGATATTACAGGTGTTACTGCTGGTGATGGTCTTACAGGTGGCGGTACAAGTGGTGATGTATCACTTGCTGTCCAAGTAGACGATAGTTCAATTGAAACAGATTCAGACACACTAAGAGTCAAAGCGGGTGGTATTACTAATGCCATGTTGGCGGGTTCTGTTGATAATAATAAACTATCCAATTCAAGTGTAACAATAAATTCTAATGCACTATCATTGGGTGGGACATTAAATTTAGACACTGGTGATTTTGCAGAAAACGGAAATCTATTCTTCACAAACGAAAGAGTTGACGATAGAGTAAACGGTTTATTATCTGCAGGTGTCAATGTCGCATTGACTTATGATGATGCGAATGGCGATTTAGAAATTAGAGTACCTTACGAGAATATACAAGATACAGTTGGTACTCAGTTTGCAACCAACGGTTCACACACTGGTCTTACAGCAACTTACGATGATGCTGGTGACGGTGCAATCGACCTTGCAGTATCAACATCACATGTTAGGGGTTTAATATCAGCAAGTGGAGATTTATCATACGATAACTCAACTGGTGTAATTAGTTTCACAAACGATGCTGGTGATATCGAAAGTGTCACTGCTGGAGACGGTTTATCAGGTGGTGGAACTACAGGTGCATTATCACTTGCAGTAAATGTTGACGATAGTTCAATCGAAACAAGTTCAGACACATTACAAGTAAAAGCACTTGGTATTACAGACGCTATGTTGGCGGGTTCTATATCAAACGCAAAACTTGCTAATAGTTCAATCACAGTTAACGGAAGTGCAACTGCCTTAGGTAGTGCAGTCACACTAGACACTGGTGATGTATCAGAAAATGGAAACCTTTATCATACAACAGAAAGAGTTCAAGATGTTGTTGGTGGTATGGCGACTGCTGGAACAAACATAACACTTGCATACGATGACTCTGCTGGAACACTTACAATTAACTCTTCAGGAAAAACTGAAGAAGAAATCGAAGATATCGTAAATGGTTTGATAGTTGGTGGAACAAACATCACATCAACATATGACGATACTGCTGGAACACTTACACTTGCTGGTTTGTCAGATGCAAATATCAGAGGATTAGTATCTGCTGGTGGTGATTTATCATACAACAGTGGAACTGGTGCATTCTCATTCACAGAGAGAACAGATGCTGAAGTAAGAGGATTAATTTCTGTTACTGATAATGCTGGAGACGGTTCATTATCATACAACTCTTCAACTGGTGCGATTACATACTCAGGTATTAGTGATTCACAAGTAAGAGGTAAAATCTCAGTCACAGATGGTGGTGGAGATGGTTCACTTGCATACAATAGTGGTACTGGTGTAATAACATATACAGGCCCAAGTTCTTCAGAAGTAAGGGCGCATTTAAGTGCTGGAACTGGTGTATCATATTCAGGCGGTGCATTTAGTATCGGTCAGGCAGTTGCAACTACAAGTGATGTATCATTTGCAGACCTTACGCTTTCTGGCAACTTGACAGTAAATGGAACTACAACAACTGTTAACACTGCAACGCTTAATGTGTCTGATAATATCATTACACTTAACAATGATGTTACTGGGACACCTTCACAGGATTCAGGTATTGAAGTTGAAAGAGGAACTTCTGCTAATGTTTCATTAACATGGGACGAGTCGGAAGACGAGTGGACATTTGGTTCATATAATGTTAAGGCATCTTCTTTTGAAGGTTCATTAACAGGAAACGCTTCAACTGCATCTAGTGCTGCTAAGTTAACTACTGCAAGAACAATTGCATTGGGTGGAGATTTATCAGGGTCTGCATCATTTGATGGAACTGGTAATATTACAATTTCAGCTGCAGTTGCAGATGATTCACATAATCATACGATTGCAAATGTTGACGGATTACAGACTGCTTTGAACACTAAATACGAGAGTGGTTCAAACGCAACACTAGGAACAATTACTACAACTAACGCTAGTAATTCAGGTGGATATGTGAGAAACATATATCAAAACACATCAGCACCCCAAAGTTCTGATGGCGCAGTTGGTGATATGTGGATTTTATACTCTTAATAGAGTATATTTTTTTAATTTTTAAGGTATAATATAAATGGCATCAGGTTCACAGAAGGTAAAAACACCGCAGGGCTGGAATTCTACCCAAGGTGCTTGGGTTAAAACAGGTTCATCCACATGGAAAGCGGTAGACCAAATTTATGTTAAGACACCTACAGGGTGGAATAATGCATCGGGTCAACAGTCTGTACAACAACCTTACCCATACATTGCTAATAGTCAGACCCCATATATTGCGAATGCACAGCAACCGTATCCTTACATTGCTAATGCACAGACGCCTTATATCGCTAACGCTCAGCAACCGTATCCGTACATTGCCAATAATCAGACACCTTACATTGCAAATGCACAACAACCGTATCCTTATATAGCGGATAGTCAAACCCCATTTACGTATCAGAATAGGAGTCCATTTACATATAGGAATCCTGTAAATGCACAGACACCATTTACGTATCAGAACAGGACACCATTTACATATAGGAACCCAGTTAACGCTCAAACGCCTTATATCGCTAACGCTCAGCAACCGTATCCTTACATTGCTAATAGTCAGACCCCATATATTGCGGATGCTCAACAACCGTATCCTTACATTGCTAATAGTCAAACACCATATATTGCGAATGCACAGCAACCGTATCCGTACATTGCTAATGCTCAATCGCCTTATATTGCTAACGCTAGACAACCTGCTATTTATCAGAATCCATCAAGTTCACAGACACCTTACATTGCTCAGGCAAGACAACCTGCTGGATATAGAAACCCTGTTTCTGCACAACAACCATATATCGCTAACGCTAGACAACCATTTACATATAGAAACCCTGTAAATGCTCAATCGCCTTATATTGCGAATGCACAGCAACCGTATCCTTACATTGCTAATAGTCAAACGCCTTATATTGCGAATGCACAGCAACCGTATCCATATATTGCTAACAGTCAGACTCCATACATTGCGAATGCTAGACAACCTAGTACGTATAGAAACCCAGTAAATGCACAGACACCTTACATTGCGAATGCTCAACAACCATATCCGTATATAGCAAATAGTCAAAGTCCTTATATTGCAAATGCTCAGCAACCGTATCCATATATTGCTAATGCTCAAACGCCTTATATTGCTAACGCTAGACAACCAAACACATACGCCCGACAAGGTAGAACACCGTTTACGTATCAAAACAGGTCTCCATTTACATATAGGAGTCCAGTAAACGGACAACAACCATTTACGTACCAAAACAGGTCTCCATTTACATACAGAAATCCTGTAGGATACCAAGTACCGTTTACGTATCAAAATAGGTCACCGTTTACTTACAGAAACCCTGTAGGTTATCGAGTACCGTTTACATACCAAAACAGACAACCAAGTACGTATAGAAACCCAGTGAATGGACAGCAACCTTACATTGCTAATGCAAGGCAACCTGCTGGATATAGAAATCCAGTATCAGCACAGCAACCATATATTGCTAACGCTAGATACCCTGCTAACGCTCAGAGTCCTAGTAACGCTCAGTCGCCGTTTACTTACAACGCAAGATACCCTGCTAACGCTCAGAGTCCTAGTAACGCTCAGTCGCCGTTTACTTACAATGCTAGGTATCCTGCTAATGCTCAGTCACCAAGTAACTCACAAACACCGTTTACTTACAACGCAAGATACCCTGCTAGCGCTCAGTCACCAAGTAACTCTCAAACACCGTTTACTTACAATGCTAGGTATCCAGCGATTTATACTGCTAATGCTAGAGCATCTGTGAGTTCAAGAACTCCTGGCACCTATCCATACAGGGCACCTGTTGGTTATTGGGAATCTAGTACTAATTATGTTCAAAGTTATCAGATGGGATATGCTGAGGGAGTGGGTAAATATTCAGCCTTCGGTGCCGCCTTGGGAACTTATCAGTCATCACTTGGTTCTTTACAGCAGTTTGGTATTGTTACTGGTTCTCAATCGCCATTTTACTCTGTCATTGCATACCAAAATTCTTCTAGCGCACCTACAACGTTTTTCATTGGTGGTACAAATTCACTACCAATTGGGCCGCTTAGTCAAATTATGACTCAGTGGACTAGAGGTTATTACCCATCACCGTTCTCTCTACCATTCCAGTACATGCAGTTCTCACAAGGTAGATGGTATATACAAGGTAGAAATATGATAAGAGAAAACAGTCCTGCCGGTGTTTACGGGGCTCTTAGAATAAGTGTAACAAAATAGGAATTAGAAATATGGCATTATATGAAACAACAATAACAAACCCCGATGGAAGTACTGAAATTGCTTTAAATAAAGATTTCGTATTCTCTGATATTGGTGGAGATGTAACTTGTACACAAACAGGATTTAAAGCAGCATACACAGTAGGAGACAATACGGACTTAGTACAAGCTGAGGCGGATATCGATTCTTGTATTGCAAACAACTTGGAAGTTTGGGCTTGGCAGAAGTATTACCAAAACCCTCTGAATCCAAGTGAACTAAGAGAATAATAGGAAAAAGACATGGCACAAGGCAGTTATCAGGTTCCGTCCATTGCACAACAACCGTTCACGTACAGCGCATCGTATCGTGTGCCATACATTGCTAACGCAAGACAGCCTGGCACCTATAGGAACCCATTTACGTATCGTGTGCCTTATATTGCGAATGCTAGACAACCTGGCACCTATAGGAACCCATTTACGTATCGTGTGCCATACATTGCTAACGCAAGACAACCTAGTACATATCGTAACCCATTCACGTATCGTGTGCCTTATATTGCGAATGCTAGACAACCTAGTACATATCGTAACCCATTCACATATAGGGTTCCGTTCACATACCAAAACAGGTCTCCATTTACATATAGGAACCCTGTAAGTTATCGTGTGCCATTTACTTATAATAATAGACAACCATTTACATATAGAAACCCTGTAAATGCTCAATCGCCTTATATTGCTAACGCTAGACAACCTGCTGGTTACAGAAACCCTGTTTCAGGACAACAACCATATATCGCTAACGCTAGACAACCTGCTGGTTACAGAAATCCAGTATCAGCACAGCAACCATATATTGCTAACGCAAGAAACCCATTCACATATAGGAACCCTGTAAACGGTCAACAACCGTACATTGCAAGTGCTCAACAACCGTATCCATATATTGCGAACAGTCAAACACCGTTCACGTACCAAAATAGGCAACCTAGTACATATGCTAGACAGGGTAGAACACCGTTCACATACCAAAATAGACAGCCTGGTACATATGCTAGACAAGGTCAAACACCATTTACATACAGTAATAGACAACCTAGTACGTATAGAAACCCAGTAAATGCTCAAACACCATTTACATACAGTAATAGACAACCTGGCACATATGCTAGACAAGGTCAAACGCCATTTACGTATCAGAACAGACAGCCTGGCACATATGCACGACAAGGACAAACTCCTTTCACGTACCAAAATAGACAACCGAGTACGTATAGAAACCCAGTGAATGGTCAATCGCCATTTACGTATCAGAACAGGTCTCCGTTTACATATAGAAACCCTGTAGGTTATCAAGTACCATTTACATACAGTAATAGACAACCTGCTATCTATGGAAACCCTGTAAGTTATCAGATACCATTTACGTATCAGAACAGACAACCTAGTACATATGCTAGACAAGGTCAAACGCCATTTACGTACCAAAATAGACAACCTGGCACGTATGCTAGACAAGGTCAGACACCATTTACATACAGTAATAGACAACCTGGCACATATGCTAGACAAGGTCAAACGACATTTACGTACCCAAATAGACAACCTAGTACGTATAGAAACCCAGTGAATGGACAACAACCATATATCGCTAACGCTAGACAACCTAGTACGTATAGAAACCCAGTGAATGGTCAACAACCATATATCGCTAACGCTAGACAACCTGGCACATATGCTAGACAGGGTAGAACACCGTTCACTTATCAAAATAGACAACCTGGCACATATGCACGACAAGGACAAACTCCTTTCACGTATCAACACAGACAACCTTCAACATATAGTAGACAAGGTAGAACACCGTTCACTTATCAGAACAGACAACCTTCAACATATGCTAGACAAGGTAGAACACCTGTTATACGTTGGGATGGTAACTTGTCACAACAGTGGCCTGCTGCTGATATAAGTTAATTTTTTTCATCGACTAAATACTGGTAGAAGCAATTTACTGGAATTTAGTTTATGGAAAAAATAACAACACTTGATGCACTACTTCTAAAATTAGAAGAAACCCCTATACCAACTGAAGAACTCAAAACCTATGGTCATGCTCAGAGACATCTATTACCCCAATATCATTTAGGGTCTACTAATATTGATGAGATTGATAAAGACAGCGAGTTCTATAAAGTCTTATCATACTTTTTTGATAATGTTATGCCTCCCCTACGACTTCTTAAGTGGTCAGACCTTGATACACTGAGAAGAAAGAAAGAGATTACGACCTTTAATGGATTACAATTTCAGTGTAATGCATATCACAAATTCATGCCAGATATTTACACTTCAGGAATCCAACCCGAAGGTGAAACAAACATAACAACAAAATTCCAAGTTGCCACTGTTGATGATGAAGTGCAAAAAATTCAAGACTACTGTGGTGAAGCAACCGACCCACGTGACTTTTATTCAGAAGATTTTGACATGTCTATGAATTCAATGTATTATCATAGTGCGAAAGCTCATTGGATTACACAAAGTATTAGAGAGGAGGGATTGTGGGCTCCTATTCAAGGATATACTCAATCTCCTAACGGTACTAATTTCACACAACTTATGATACATCCAGGCAGTGTACGTTCAGGTGTATTTGAAGAGATGGAAGACCCAACACATGAACTTTTGATATGGGATTTCCAAGATACATTCCCCGACATTCCAGCAATGTCCATAGACGATTCTTTGAATTACTGGAAAGAAACCATCCTCAATGGTAATACAAAATGCAATCATAAAAACTTGAGTGTTATATTTACTAATGGTACACTTGAATATCAATCCGACCATTCCAATATAGAATTTAGAAGAGAAGTTTGGAAACATAGTAAGAAGTTTACAGAACTTTCTGCTGGAAAACCTCTAACAATTTATATTGGTTATGACCCTAGACACAATAATCTAGAGTTGTACTCCAAGCAATCTATATTAGATGCAGTGAAGAGAAGTGTTGGTGGTGGGAGATTTGTTGATTACACTAGGTTTACGCCAGAAATTAAAATACTTGACATTTCAAAGATACCCGAGTACACTAGAGAGTATGCAAATCAATCTACTGAATTTACATACAGTAGATTCTTAATACCGTATCTTGAGAACTATGAAGGGTTTAGTATGTTTGTAGATGATGACTTCATCTTTAATAAAAACCCTATGCCTATGTTCTATTACCTAGGTCAAGATGATGCAGTAGCATGTATCAAGTATCCACAAATTAAACATGATGAAACCAAGTTTGATGGAGAAGTTAATATAGATTATCCATGTAAACTATGGTCATCTATGATGTTCTTCAATAACAGTCATCCCGACTGTAAGAAGTTGACACCCGAAGTGGTTAACACTTGGACAGGTGCCCAATTACATCAATTCGAATGGACTGATAAGATTGCTCCCATCCCCGAGAAGTATGTGTTCGTTGAGGGATATGATGACCCCGAGGTTAAGTGGGATTTCTCTGCTGTTCACTATACAAGAGGTGGGCCATGGATAAATGGGATGGATACAGGACACATAAATAATTTAGAACACTACAACAAAGTTAAAAACAGCTTGTTGTGATAACAATCTTATGATATAATGGAGAAAAAGGATATATTATGAATGCACTAATTTACACAGAAAACAATGAACTTATGATTACTAAACCTAATGGTTTGCATTATAAGTTTGATAATGTCGACAAACCCGAATTGGGATTTGATTATGATGTTCTAGTCTACGCTGAAGAAGAACTTAAGATTCTAAACTGGGATGTCCAAAAAGAATTCCCAGACCAAGAACAAATTCCTTTAAGTGCGGATGAAAAGGACGCTGTCGAAACTTACATTAAAAATTCAGAACCACCTATGGGTGTCACCTTAAATGGTCAATACATTGAACAACTAGCTTATATGTGTAATAAGAATGTTGAAGCATGTGCTGGCGGATTTAATTTTTCTGATATAGCAGAGGTTGTCTATGTTGGCAGAGAAGGTTCCAACCATCCTTACAGGTCTAATGCTAGACGTGTTATGGAGTATGCTGATGCATTATGGCACATCTTTGACCAAGTCATGAATGAGATTGTAGGAACTAGAGAAGATACTCTTAGAGATTTTGCTAGTTATGTGGAACAACTACCACAACCACAATCAATTCCCGAAACAGATAATCACCAATTTCAAAAGGATACAAAAATTGGCGGTTAATTTAAATCCAAAGGTTGTTCATATTGATAAACCTTTTAAGATTCAAGACCTACCTTTACAAGATATCTATGTATTAGATGATTGGCTCAGTGTTGATTTATTTCATCACTATGCAAATGTCCATCTAAGGACTTATAGTGAATGGTCTAAAACAAATGAAGTTCAGAGCGATAGTGCTACTGGATTCCCCCATCATAGTTTTTGGGGTGCAACTTACTTTAGAGGAGCATTTCAAGAGGATGGCAGACTAGGTAAAGGTAATTTGGTTCTTGAGAGAGGGTCAGACCCATTGAATGCCGTGTTTGCTAGATATATAGATAGCAGACTGAGAACTGAATTTGGATTTAAATGGGAGAAATTTCAATACATGGGATTGAACTCTCAAACACAAGGACTAGATGGGACAACACATTCTGATTGCGCTCAAGATGAAGATTGGAATATATCGTTCTTATATTATTGTAGCCCTGTATGGTATCCATCATGGGGTGGAGATTTGAGAATTTATGATACTATGCAATTTGGACTTGATGGGAGAGAAGACCACGTCAAGAATCACCAAGTTGCTTCTGTAGAATATAAACCAAATAGATTATTAATGTTTGATGGAAGAATACCACATGGTGCGGATGCACCTACATCAAAAGCACGATACATGGACAGACGTTCCATAGTATTAAGAGGTGATGAAGTATCACTTACACATGAAGGAGAAGAATATCATGCCAATGATAGAATTTCACAGTTACAGCTCAGAGACCCTCGCTGATTTTAAACCAGTATTAGCAAAGAGTATTTTACCCGAGTGGTGGAAGAAAACTAAGGTAGCGGAGTTTACTCAAGCCAGAACACAACAAACTATTCGTGCTTGTCCAGCAATGGATGATTGGTTAAAGAGCGGATGGATTATTGTTGCTAATAGAGACATTCATGTTATAAATGGTGATAGTATCACAGATAGTGGTACCAATAAAGTATTTACTTGGGATGGTAAAGATGCTGGAACCCATTCAATGTCTCATCCTAAAGAACAAGTTAGAGAATCTTTTGAATACTATGGTAGCGGTGACGGTAAAGCTCCTATAAAAGATGCATTTAAATTTAGAAATCCGTGGAACATAAAAACTCCGCCAGGCTATTCATGCTTCTACTTAGACCCATTCTTATTTCAGAATAAATACTTTGCATGTTGGCAGGGTATTATTGATACTGATACATTTAATGTTGGTCTAGACAATGCACAGATAATTTTTTATCCTAAAGTCGACCATTCATTTGTTATACCAAAAGGAACCCCTCTTTGTCAGATTATACCGTTTAAGAGAGAAGAGTGGCATGCTTCATTTGAAATAAAATCACATGAACACTGGCAAGAAACTAAAGGAAGAGGGTATAAGATAGACCCACATGACAGTTCTACTGAGACGGTTTTATCAATGCAAGAATGGGGTCATAAAGCGCCATTTGAAGGGAAGGATGGCATTAGAGATTTGGGCCCGTATAGAAATAAAGGTTATTGGGTGCCTAAAGCTAGACTATTTAAAAATGATAATCCCCCACCCGAATGCCCTATGCACATAAGTGAAGAACAAGAACCTACTGAGGTTCAACTGGAGTTAGACTTTAATGATTAGATATTTATTCCCAACCGTTATCTTTCAAAGAAACATGACATGTCCGACACAGATGGGGGATGACCTCGTTCTAGATGATGAATACATGAAGATGCTGAAAGATGAGATGGATGCTATGCGTAGACGTGATGGTGTTGGTAGACAAGTTTCAAATGCTTATACTGGATGGCAGTCTAACGATGGTGTAGACAATAATCCAACGTTCCAAAAATTGATGAATCGAATTAGTACAGTATTCTACCAAGAGGTTTGGAATTACTTTGGGATTGACCCAACAAAAACAGCATTTCAAATGGGTAACTGTTGGGCAAATATAAATGATAAAACTGCATGGAACAGACCACACTTACATAATGGTTGTTGGTATAGTGGCGTCTTCTATATCCATGCTGATGGTGACGAAGGAGATTTTGTTGCTATTAATACAGACCCTAAAGTTGTTTCTGATATGCCAAACTCCAATAGACACCAAGAGTCATGGGACTTCAAACCAAGAACAGGGGAATTGATTTTATTCCCTAGTGGTATGATGCATATGGTAGCACCAAACTTGACAGACAAAGACAGATATTCAATATCATTCAACTCAGCATTTCAAATTAAAGACTATGATGCTTATAGAAATAATTTCGCTACAGGTTGGCATCCCGATGAGAATACATTCGGTTTAGATGAAAATGGTATGTTACAAAAGTATCAATATGAACCTATTGACTGGGAAAAAGAGCAGGGTTGACAGGCATACTTTCCTAAATAACTGTATGGAAATTGCTATCTCGCCAGGCGTACTTTGGAATATATTTCTAACACTTTTTGTCCTACCTATGGGATTTCTTGTTAGAACACTCTTATCCGAACAAAAACGTATAGACATTTTGGTTAATAAAACTAGGGAAGAAATAGCCCGTGAATATGTCACAAGAGACCAAATAGAAACAGAGTTTCAGAGAATTATCGACAAGATGGATAAACTAGATTCTAAACTAGATAGAGTAGTTTCTAAAACTTACTTCCAAGAATAGGTTCTCAACTGTTATAAATAGTAGTAGACACAAATACTACGGATTTAAAACATGGCAGAACCAAATTCAAAAGCATCTTTAAAAGAGTATATAAAAAGAAAACTCGGAGCTCCTGTACTAGAGGTTAACGTTGATGATGACCAATTCGATGATAGAATCGATGAGGGTCTTCAGTATTTCAGAGAGTACCATTACGATGGTGCAGTTAAAACATATCTAAAACACCAACTAACCCAATCAGATATTGACTCATTTAAAACGAATGCAACACATAACGCAGCTACAACTGGTACACAAGCTGTATCAAATCAGACGTACTTAGAGAGTAATAGTTACATCACACTACCCGAACATGTGTTAAGTGTAATACAAGTATTTCCATTCAGTTCAGGCACAACATCGAGTATGTTTGATATCCAGTATCAGTTAAGACTCAATGATTTATGGGATTTAACATCAACTAGTGTTTTATACTATGCTCAAGTACAGTCGCATCTATCTATGATGAATGATATTCTAGTTGGACAAGTTCCAATCAGATACAAGTCACACTCAAATAGATTGTATCTAGACTACAGTGTTGAGAAATTTAACGTAGGTGAGTACATTATCATCGAGTGTTATAGAAAGTTAGACCCAACAGATATGACTGATATCTATAACGATATGTGGTTGAAAAAGTATTGTACCGCTTTAGTTAAGTATCAGTGGGGTGAAAATTTATCTAAGTTCTCAGGTATTCAACTTCCAGGCGGAGTCACACTAGACGCTACTCAGATGAAAACTGAAGCGCAAGAAGAAATTACAAGATTAGAAGAAGAGTCGAGACTGAATTTTGAAATGCCAGTTCTCGATATGATGGGATAATATATGCCAACAAACGTATTTTTTAACCATGCAGTACAGACTGAACAACACCTATACGAAGATTTGGTTGTTGAGTCATTACGTATGTATGGTAATGAGACGTACTATCTACCAAGAGAAATTGTAGAGGAAGACGCTATACTTGGTGAAGATGTACAGTCTAAATTTGGAGATGCATATTCTGTAGAAATGTATTTAGAAAATACAGAAGGATATGAGGGAGAAGGAGACCTTATGTCCAAGTTTGGTATACAAGTAAGAGACCAAGCAACCTTTGTTCTTTCTTTAAGAACGTGGGAAAGATTTATATCACTAGACTCTAACCTTGCAACATCATTAAGACCAAACGAAGGAGACTTGATTTACTTCCCACTTAGTGGTTCTATGTTTGAAATCAAATTTGTAGAACACGAAAATCCTTTCTATCAAGTTGGAAAACTATTTGTATTTAAATTACAATGTGAACTCTTTGAATACAGTGGAGAAGATTTTGATGTTGGTGGTGCTGTCGACTTAATTGAAACTGAAAACGCCTACACAATAGATATGATTCTACAAGCAGATGGTACTGGAAACTACACACGTGGTGAGAATGTTACCCTTGGTGGTGCAGTTGTGGGTGAAGTTGTTGGTTGGGTTCCTACCACTAGAGAACTGAATATCAAAGATAACACTACAGCGATTGCTGTTGGTAATACACTCATAGGTGTAGACTCAGGAGCAGAATATATTGTTTATAGTATTGAAGATGTTTTAAACTTCTCTTATGATAAGTCTGCACAAAACAAAGACTTTGAAACAAAAGCAGATGGATACTTAGACTTCTCAGAGACAAACCCATTCGGTGAGGTTACATAATGTTTGGAACATTTTTTTATAATGAGACAATGAAGCGAGCGGTGTCAATCTTTGGTACCGTATTTAATAACATAACAGTCAAGAAAATAAAAGAAGACGGAACTGTATTACATGAACAGAAGGTTCCAATTTCATATGGGCCAAAACAAAAGTTCCTCGCCAGACTACAACAAGAAGCAGACTTAAGTGATAACAATAGAAGTGCGATATCTTTACCAAGACTTGCATTCGAACTTACAGGGTTTGAGTATGATGCTACTAGACAACAAAATAAACTATTACGTCACAGTAAATCGCAACTAGAAACTAGTGATGGTAATAAGAGAGGATATCAATACCAACCAGCTCCGTACAACTTGAACTTTACTTTGAATGTTCTTGCAAAGAATATGAATGATGCTCTACAGATTGTAGAACAAATCTTACCATACTTTCAACCCGAGTATACAGTTACAATGAAGATGGTAGATTCTATGTCAGACATTAGAGACGTACCAATTCAATTAACTAGTGTTAATATGGAAGACACATACGAAGGTGATTTCACTGAAAGACGTGTCATATCTTATGCACTAGAATTCACTATGAAGTTATACTTCTTTGGGCCTGTGTATACTGGAGATGTTATTAAGAGTGTTGTCGAAAGAGATTATATAAATCAAACAAGTGGTACATTTACTACAACACAAATTGATGGTGCTGGTCTTGTTAAAGAGGTCAAGCACTATGAACCAGCATTCGCTGAGATTGTTAGTGCTGCAAATGATGGCACTTCGACAACATATACCTTTGCGAATGCAATAAATAGTAAGATAAGTGTTGGGGATGAAGTATTTGGTTTCAGAGGCGCATTTGGAAATGTGGTTGTGGCCACAATTTCTGATGACAGACGTACAATAACTACTAACGAAGCAAATGCTATTTCGGAAGGAGAAACACTAAAGTTTGTTGGGTCGGTACAACCAAATGATACATTTGTTGTTGCTGAAAATGTTACATTTTATGATGACGGAACAATCAGTACATTTGCTGATGATAAGGTTACCGATGCGAGTTAATTATGGCAAAAGATATAGATTCTAAATTAGACGAAGTTCTAGATATAACTTCGGATATTCAAATACAGACTGGAGAGATTGTCAAATCTGTTCCAACAGATGACAAACGTTCTAAAAATATAGAAACCGATTACAAATACACTAGAGAGAATCTCTATGGTCTCGTTGAGCGAGGACAGGATGCAATTGACGGCATCTTAGATGTATGTAAGGAGACAGAAAACCCACGTGCATATGAAGTTGCTGGTCAGTTAATTAAAACTGTAGGAGAAACCGCTGAGAAATTACTAGATGTTCAAACCAAATTAAAGAAGTTAGAGGGCGAAGACCAACAGAGAATAGGGAAACAAGAGAATCATTTATATGTTGGTTCTACTTCCGAACTACAGAAGTTTCTGAAGAAAAATAAGAATGACAGTTAATAAGAATGAAGGTTACTTAGGTAACAGCATGATTAAACGTGCTGGTATCGAACACCAGTACACTACAGATGAAATGGCTGAATATTTAAAGTGTTCTGAGAACCCATGTCATTTCATTGAAAACTACACACAGATTATATCACTAGATGAAGGTATGGTACCCTTTAAACTTCGTGGTTATCAAGATAAACTTATTGAACACTATGATGCAAATCGTTTCAATGTAGTCCTTGCATCACGTCAGAGTGGTAAATCAATTACTTCGTGTGCATACTTGTTGTGGTTTCTGTTATTTAAACCCGAAGTAACAGTAGCGGTTCTTGCTAACAAAGGTGCAATTTCTAGAGAGATGATTGCACGTATTGTAACCATGTTAGAGTCTGTTCCGTTCTTCTTGCAGCCTGGTGTAAAGATTCTCAACAAAGGTTCAATAGAGTTTGCAAACGATAGTAAGATTGTAGCAGCTGCAACGTCATCATCATCCATTCGTGGATTGTCAATTAACCTACTATACCTAGATGAGTTTGCATTCGTAGACGATGCAGAGACATTCTATACTGCAACATATCCCGTTGTGACCTCGGGTAAGGATTCAAAGGTTATTATCACATCTACTGCAAATGGTGTGGGTAATATGTTCCACAAGATATACGAATCTGCAATACATGAACAATCTGAGTATAAATCATTCACAATCAACTGGTATGATGTGCCAGGCAGAGACGAAGAATGGAAGAAAGAAACTATTGCAAACACTTCAGAAGCACAATTCGAACAAGAGTACGGTAACAGTTTCTTAGGAACAGGTAATACACTTATCAATTCTAATACACTACTAGGTCTAAAAGCATGGGATGCTGAGTGGTACAAGGATGGTTTTAGTGTGTATCAAAAACCTGTTGAAGACCACACCTATATATGTACAGTAGATGTTGCAAAAGGCAGAGGAATGGATTTCTCTACCATGACTATATTTGATGTGAGTACAGACCCATTCACACAAGTTGCAACGTATCGGGATAGTATGATATCACCTATGTTATTTCCCGATATTATAAATAAGTATGCAACAGCATACAACACTGCATTAGTTATAATAGAAAACAATGCAGAAGGGTCTATGGTAGCAAGTCAGTTACACTATGATATAGAATACGACAATGTATTCACACAGGGGATGACTAAAGCTGAAGATATTGGTGTTACCATGACCAAAAAAATTAAAAGAATCGGATGTTCTACACTAAAAGAGATATTAGAGGAGAACCGATTAAATTTGATTGACAGAAGCACGATTACCGAGCTTATGACTTTCATAAATAAAGGGATGTCTTTTGAAGCAGATAGAGGATATCACGATGATATGGTTATGAATTGCGTATTATTTTCTTGGTTTATTACAACTGATTATTTTACTCACCTCACAAACCATCAAGTTAAAAATCTCTTATACTCAGAGCAACAAAGAGTCATTGAAGATGATATGTTACCAGCTGGAATATTTGGGGGTGACCCATATACAGAGGGCAGTTTTGTAGATGAGGGTGGAGATAGATGGTTCTTTGAAGCCGAAAGGAACAATCCTTAAGAATTCTTAGAATCTTTAAAGTTATAAATATATCAAGTAAAACAAAACTTTTTACATTAACAGGAGAAAAGTATGGCATTTCAAGTATCACCAGGCGTACAGGTCAAGGAAGTTGACCTTACAAATGTTGTGCCCGCAGTATCATCTACAGTAGGTGCATACGCTGGTTCATTTCAATGGGGCCCTGTTGATGAAGTAGTAACAGTTTCAGACTCAAACGGTTTAATAGAATCTTTCTTCACACCTGCTAACACAGATGCTGGTGCAGAAGATTTCTATACTGCTGAGTCATTTCTGAAATATGGTTCATCACTAAGAGTAGTTAGGATTAATACCACAGGTATGTCTAACGCAAACGCTGCCAATACGGCAAGTAAACTTCTGAAAGGTTCAGAAGACTATGCATCAACATATGAAGGTGGTGCAGGCGGTGTTGGTTCATTTATTGCTAGGTGCCCAGGCGCTTTAGGTAATAATATAGACGTACACGTATGTGCAACAAGTGATGCATATTTCAAAGGTTCTGCATCTCTCGTAGATAATGTCAGTGGTTACGCCGCCGGCGCTACTGTGGTTGCTGTAGACGCTGGAGCTAATTTCCTAGTCAGAGACATTATTACTTTCTCAGGTCACTCAACACAATACAGAATTACCGCAATCAACACTAACGCTTTAACTATCGAATCAATCGGACAACCAGTTAAAGGTGGTCTAACAACTGCAATTGCAGATAACATTGCAGTCGATAGATATTGGGAACACTACGCTTTATTTGATAAAGCACCAGGCTCATCAGCTGCTGCCGTTAACGGTGGTATTGCGAATGATGAGATGCACGTAGTTGTTGTCGACAGAACAGGCGTAATCACAGGAACACCACAGACAGTATTAGAAACATACGGTTTCGTGTCTAAGTGTTCAGATGCTAAAGATTCAGGCGGTCAATTAAACTATTACAGAAACGTAATCGCACAAAAATCAGATTGGATTTGGTGGTCAGGTCACGGAACTTCACACGCAGCTGCAAGTACACACTACACTATTGCAGATATTGCTGGTGGTTCTGCTTTCCCAACACCTGCTTTACCAGTAAAATCAGTTCTTTCAAACGGAAACGATGGTAGTTTACCTACTGCTGGACAAAAGAGTGCTGCTTACACTGATAACTTCAGTGATGCAGATTCAATAGATGTTTCATTCATGATAGTAGGTTCAACAAGAACACAAGGTTCAGATTCAGTTACAGACCATAATACAATCGTCAATCAGTTAATTCTTGATTGTGAATTGAGAAAAGATTGTATGGTCATTGCATCACCTAGAAGAACTTCAGTAGTTAACGTTTCTTCAGAATCATTACAAACAACTAACGTTCTTGCTGATTTCGCTTCAGTAACATCTTCATCATATGCTTCATTCGACAGTGGATGGGTATACCAGTATGATAGATTCAACGACAGATATGTATGGGTGCCAGGCAACGGACATACAACAGGTATTATGGTAAGGTCAGACTTACTAAGAGACCCATGGTTCTCACCTGCTGGATTCTCAAGAGGTCAATACTTAGGTATTACTAAACTTGCTTACAACCCTAAAAAGGCATCTAGAGATGACCTTTATAGACAAAGAGTTAACCCGATTGTAACTTTTGCTGGACAAGGAACCGTATTATTCGGTGACAAGACTGCTTTAAGTTCGCCTTCTGCATTCGATAGAATCAACGTAAGAAGATTGTTTATCATATTAGAAAAGGCAATCGCAATTGCTGCTAAGTCTCAGTTGTTCGAATTCAACGATGCATTTACACGTGCTCAGTTTAGGGCTGCGGTAGAACCATTCTTAAGAGACGTTAAAAATAGACGTGGTCTAACAGACTTCTCAGTAGTTTGTGACGAATCAAATAACACAGACACAGTAATTGACAGAAATGAATTTGTATGTTCTATATTTGTCAAACCTGCTAGGTCGATTAACTTTATTACTCTCAACTTTGTTGCTGCCAGAAGTGGTGTCGACTTTGAAGAGATTTACAGTGCAGTTTAATAGGAGTATATAAATGGCAACAATAGACCAATTTAAAGCAAACCTAATCGGCGGTGGCCCAAGAGCTAACCGATTTAGAGTGTTTGTACCTCGTGCTGGTCAGAGATTAGAATTCTTGTGTACCGCAACTAAAATACCTGAGAGTACAATTAATACTATTAGTGTACCTTTCAGAGGTCAAAATTTGAAACTTGCTGGTGATAGAACATTCGCTGACTGGTCAATTACGGTTATCAATGACCTAGACTTTTCAACAAGAACTGCTCTCGAAGCATGGTCAAATGACATTGCATCTTTATCAACAACAGAAGCTGCAACTGATACAGACTACTTGCTATCACGTGCATTTGTAGAACAATTACACAAAGATGACTCCGTCCTTGCGAGATATGAATTCTTCAACATGTTCCCAACATCAATCGGTGAAATTGCACTATCAAGTGCAGAAGCATCTGAAGTTGAGACATTTGAGGTAGGATTCACTTATTCTCACTGGGAAAGAGTTCTTTAATAAAACAGTGAAAAACTACCACATATTGGTGGTATAAATATTAGTATGGATATATTTGGGTTTGAAATTACTCGTAAGAAAGACGAGTTAAGAGTCAAAGAGGCACCAAACGCTAAGTCGTTTGTACCTTCTCTAGAGGATGACGGTACCCCCGTCATTCAACAACAGAGTGGGTTCATTACAGGCGGAGCTTATGGTGCTTATGTTGACATGGAAGGCGGCATTAAGAATGAGGCAGAACTCATTCGAAGATATCGTGAAACATCTTTGGTGCCAGAATGTGATTCTGCAATCGAAGATATTATTAATGAGTGTATCACGTCTGATAGTTCAGATAGAATCGTGACGCTCGACCTCAGAGATGTAAAACTCTCTGAAAGCATCAAGAAAAAGGTGCAAGACGAGTTTAGTCACATCTTATCTCTAATGAAGTTCAATCAGAACTCTCATGAATTATTCAGAAAATGGTACGTAGATGGAAGAATATACTTCCATAAAGTCGTTGATGGCAAGAGACCCAAACTTGGTATTGTTGACGTAAGAAATGTTGACCCTCTTAAAATTAAGAAGGTTAGAAACGTAGAAAAAGAAAAGGACAAGAAGACAGGAATAGACCAAATCAAGAAGATTGAGGAGTTCTATGTCTTCAATGATAAGGGTTTTGATAAATCCTCATCACAAGAAGGACATGTTGTAAAGATTGCACCTGAAGCAGTGACATACACTACTTCGGGATTATTAGATTACACTAAGAATGTTGTAATCGGTTATTTGCATAAAGCATTGAAGACTGCAAATCAGTTATCAATGATGGAGGATGCACTTGTTATATACCGTATATCAAGGGCTCCCGAGAGAAGAATATTCTACATTGACGTAGGTAACCTTCCTAAAGCAAAAGCAGAACAGTACCTTGCAGAGGTAATGAACAAGTATAAAAATAAACTTGTTTACAATGCAGACACTGGTGAAATCAAAGATGACAGAAAACATATGAGTATGTTGGAAGATTTTTGGTTACCAAGAAGAGAGGGCGGAAGAGGAACAGAAATTAGTACACTTCCTGGCGGTCAGAACCTTGCTGACATAGATGATATAGAATACTTCAAGAAGAAACTATATCAGTCACTAAACGTACCGTCAACTAGAATGGAAGCAGATAATGGATTCAATATGGGTCGTGCTTCAGAAATTTCTAGAGATGAACTTAAGTTTAATAAGTTTACAAACAGATTGCAGAAGAAATTTGCTAGGGTGTTTGTAGATATGTTGAGAACACAATTAGTTCTCAAAGAAATAATGACAGTGGAAGAGTTCGATAAGAACAAAGACTTTCTACAATTTGATTTTGCAACGGACAACCACTTTACAGAGTTGAAAGATGCAGAGATTATAAGAGAAAGACTTGATACACTAAGTCAGGCTTCAGAGTATGTTGGTAAGTATTACTCAGACGAATATGTCAGAAAGTATATACTAAGACAAACTGAAGAAGAAATAAAGGTCATTGATGCTCAAATCAAATCCGAAGGTGGAAGTGATGACGGCGAAGATGACGAAGATAATTTTGGAGGCTTTTAATAAATGAGCGAAATAGCGAAAACAATCGTAGACCAAATACAAGATGGTCAGTTACAGGATGCAAAGGATTCTATCAATGATGGAATCAAACAAAAAGCTGCAGAAGTTGTGGACATGAAACGTGTAGAGATGCAAGTTGATTGGATGTCACAACCACAGGAAGGTTAGTATGAAAACCTTTTCATCAATCTCTAACGAGTTGAGGGAAGCGAAGTACACCATTCCTGCTGGATTCTTTCCTATGAGAAGGAATACATTGAGATTTTGTGGAGAGTCAGTTGATGTGGCATTTGTTGTCAGAAAAGGACTCACACATATAGTTTTAAACGGCAACGTCTTAGAGGAGTCCTACGAAGACCTCAAGGTGGCTGAGAGAGAATTTAAACTTATCCGACATATGATGGAAGAGATGGTGAAAGAGGATATACCTTTTGGAGAAATTATAAATGAAATTAATATCAGAGTTTAATGATTACAGTGTAACCCCTGTTATTATAGAACAGAACGAAAAGGGTGAGAAAGAATACTTTATTGAAGGTATTTTTATGCAATCTGAAATCAAAAACAGAAATGGTAGAGTATATCCTAAAGAAGTAATGCAAAAAGAAGTTAACCGTTACGTTAAGGAATTTGTTGCCAAGGATAGGGCATTCGGTGAGTTAGGACATCCCGAAGGGCCAACAATTAATTTAGACAAAGTGTCACACATGATTACATCTTTAGAAGAAGATGGAAATAATTACGTGGGACGTGCAAAGATTTTAAGTACACCAAACGGTCAGATAGTAAGAAGTCTTATCAGTGACGGTGCTAAGTTGGGTGTTTCATCAAGAGGTTTGGGTTCGCTCGAACAGAAGGGTGGCGCTCAATACGTAAAAGACGATTTCCAACTTGCAACGGCAGGTGATATCGTTGCAGACCCATCCGCTCCCGAAGCTTTCGTTGAAGGTATTTATGAAGGGGTAGAATGGGTAATGGAGAATGGTATATTGAAGGCAGTAGATATGGAAAGGATGCAAAATGAGTTAAAGACTGCATCACTAAATAATCTTGAAGAAACCAAACTTAATCTATGGAAAAAGTTTGTTAAAAACCTATAATATATAAATAAAAAAGTAAACTCAAACAGGAGATAAACATGGCAGAGTTAGAAAATAACCTAGAAACAGTCTTAGAGGCAGGTCAGCCTGACGCTAAAGCTGAGAAGGGAGATTCAAAACCAGTCAAACAAGGTTCATCTGATGCCGAATCAATCGAGGCAGGCAAAGTTGAAGTCGTTAAACCTGAAGAAAATCCTGTTGACAAAGCAGTTGACTCAGTAAAGAAGGCGGAAAATGTTAAGGCAGTCAGTGGTGACGCCCCACAAAAGAATGCTAGTAAAGCTGATAGTCAACCTAAATTGCAAAAAGTTAAAGAAGAAGAAGAGTCAGAAGAGTCTACTCCTTCTAAAATGGAATCAATAAAAGCTATCGTCAACACTATGAAGGAAATGACAAAGGAAGAACTTCAAACAGTCTGTAGTGGATTGACAGAAGAAGAAGTTGACGAAAGTTTGACAAAAGCAGAACAAGCTAGAAAGATTGTTGATACTTTAAAAGGTATGGACGAAGAGTCGGTCGCTGAAGTTTATGGCAAGATGAAGAAGAAAGAAGAAGTAGAAGAAGAAGTCGCTGAAACAGAAGTTGAAGTTGACGAAGAAGTTTCTGCTGAACTAGAGTCTTCACTCGTTGAAATTGAAATAGATGACGACCTATCCGCAATTTCAGAAGCGCTAGAACTTTCTGAAGAAAATGCTGAGAAGGCAAAGACTATCTTTAAGGCTGCTGTAACTTCAAAAGTTGCAGAAATTAAAGAATCACTTGAGTCACAGTACTCAGAAGAATTACAAACCACAGTAGAAAAAGTTAAAGGTGACCTTGCGGAATCCGTAGACAAGTATCTAACATATGTTGCAGAAGAGTGGACGAAAGAAAATGAACTTGCAATTGAACGTGGTTTGAGGTCGGAAATGACTGAAAACTTTATTGAAGGTATGAAAACATTGTTCGTAGAACATTATGTTGACGTTCCTGAAGATAAGTATGATGTTATTGATGAACTCGCAAATCGTCTCGATGAGATGGAACAAAAACTTGACGGTGAAGTAAATAGAAATATGGATGTCACTGAAGAGTTGGATACACTCAAAAGAGCAAACGTGATAAGAGAGGCCTGCGAAGACCTATCCGAATCACAAAAAGAGAAACTAGTTTCACTTGCAGAAGGAGTAGACTTTAAGACTGAAGAAGATTTCGCTGAGAAAGTTTCAGAAGTTAAGAATGCATACTTCCCTGTAGATGGTGAAAAACTAGTTGAAGATACTGTTGTTGAAGAAGGTACTGGTGTTATCTCTGAGGAATCAGACGAACCAAGACTTGCACCTGAAATCGCAACATATGCTAACGCATTATCTAAACTAAAACCATTAGGTTAATTTAAAGGAAAATAAAAATGTTTCAATCAGAAAACTTACAAGAAAAGTGGGCGCCAATTCTAGAGCACTCCGATTTACCAAAAATCGAAGACAACTACAAGAAAGCGGTTACTGCAGTAATTCTTGAAAACCAAGAAAAGGCTCTTAAAGAAGATAGAGCAACTCTTGAAGAAGCTGCACCTTTAAATGCTACTGGGGCACCTATTTCTAACTGGGATCCGATTTTGATTTCATTAGTAAGACGTGCTATGCCAAATCTCGTTGCTTACGACATTTGTGGCGTTCAACCAATGACTGGCCCAACTGGTCTGATTTTTGCTATGAAAGCAAGATATCATGACGATGTAGACGCTGTTAGAACTGCAGAATCAGAAGCGCTTCACAACGAAGCAAGAACTGGTTACTCAGCAGCAGCACAAACTGCATCCACTTCAGTTGGTACAGACCATTCAGGCGACCCTTTCAACGGTTCATATGCTTCACAAACCTCTACTGGTATGTCAACAGCAAGTGCAGAAGCACTTGGTGATGCTGCTGGTAATCAGTTTGCTGAAATGTCATTCACTATTGAGAAGGCTACTGTAACTGCCAAATCCAGAGCATTAAAAGCTGAATATACACTAGAACTTGCACAAGACCTTAAAGCAATTCACGGTCTTGACGCTGAGTCAGAACTCGCTAACATCCTATCATCTGAAATCCTTGCTGAAATCAACAGGGAAGTAATCAGAAGCGTAAACAACCAAGCAAAAACTGGTGCTCAAGGCACTGCTTCTGCTGGTACTTTCAACTTAGATGTTGACGCTAACGGTAGATGGTCAGTTGAAAAGTTCAAAGGTCTATTGTTCCAAATCGAAAGAGAATCAAACTTCATCGCTAAAGATACAAGAAGAGGAAAAGGTAACTTTATCCTTTGTTCATCTGATGTTGCTTCTGCTCTTTCAATGGCAGGTGTATTAGATTACACTCCTGCTTTATCAACAAACTTGTCTGTAGACGATACTGGTAATACTTTTGCTGGTGTTCTAAACGGAAGAGTTAAAGTCTATATCGACCCTTATGCAAGTGCCGATTACATGACTGTTGGTTACAGAGGTTCAAATCCTTATGACGCTGGTATGTTCTATTGCCCATACGTTCCATTACAAATGGTACGTGCTGTTGGTGAGAACACATTCCAACCAAAAATCGGATTTAAGACAAGATACGGTATGGTTTCAAACCCATTCGTTGACACAGGTAACGTACAAGACAGAGATGGTCTTGCAACTGCTGGTCTTAACCAATACTACAGAAAAATGGCTGTTTCTAACATCCTATAAATCTGAAGTAATTGATTTTAAAAGGTCTCTTCGGAGACCTTTTTTTTTACCTAAATATAAGTATGGAAAATAAATATTATAAAGATGTGAAGGTTTTGGAAGGCCCATGGGAAAGAGGAATCTTTGAAGACGGTGTTGAAAAAACACATCAAATACTCGCTAGACGAGTCGTGACGACATTCATAGCAGATGGATATCTGTGTGAAGAAGAAAAGACTAGAACCTACAGAAATGATGGTGATTACCATGATACTACTGTTAACAAGAGGGTGATGAAGATAGATGACTGATATTAACAAATCAATATTAAACAAAAATAATTTTAGATTACTAATAGAGAAAGTTCCCACTGTTGAATACTATGTTCAGAGTGTTAGCATTCCTAGTTTATCGTTTGTTGAAGTAAGTGTACCAACAAGGATTGGTGTTAATGCTTTCTTCCCAGGCGATAAAGTTGAGTTTGGTAATCTAAGTGTATCATTTATTGTAGACGAAGATGTGTCTAACTATAAAGAGATATATGATTGGATGGACAGTATCATTCCTATATCAGATACAGTAGACTTCAGTACTCTAACTGGTACTGAAAGAACTAATCTAGGACAATTGGCAGATATCAATGATGACCTTCAACAATACTCACAGATTACACTAGTCACTAACACTAACAAAAATATCCCTAACAGATTTTTTAAATTCTATGATGCATTCCCTATATCGTTGAGCGGTATAGACTTACAAAGTGGTTCAGATGCTGAACCAGCTATATGTACAGTAGAGTTTAGGTTTACACATTTCGATATAGAAACCACTAGTTAATATCACCTTTTCGTGATATAATATATACATTATGACTTTAGATGAATTAAAGGCCCAATGGGCATTAGATTGTGAAATTGATGATATTGAATTGGACAACGCATCTCTCGAAGTTCCCAAACTTCATGCTAAGTACCAAGACCAACTCACTAATAAATTACTAACACTCAAAAATTGGGAGTTCAAATATGATGAACTTCTCAAAGATAAGTGGTTGTGGTATAATGGTAAGATGGATTCAGATAGAATCAAAGAACTGGGATGGGCAGATGACCCATTCGATGGTCTTAAGATTATGAAAAGTGACATGCAATTCTTTTACAATTCAGACTCAGACCTCAGAGAAATTAAAGCTAAAATTGAATACTTAAAAATAACCATCAACTTCCTAAAAGATTGTATGCAAAATATCACTTGGAGACACCAAACGATTAAGAATACAATCGATTGGAGAAAATTTATGGCAGGTCAATAAGATGATATTACGAAACAACATGTGCATTATTGAAAATGCATTCACAGACGATGAAGTCGAACAGATAAAACGAGTTGCAAAAGGACAAGAAGAAGTCGTAGCAATGGTTGGAGACCCATCCACAGGCGGTGCAGATGATGCTCAAGTACGCTCGGGTAAAGTTAAATGGTTTATGAACCAAAATATGCAGAACTCGATTCCCGATGTGTATGATAAATTATATAAACTTATAGAAGAAGCGAATGTAAGTTCTGAATGGAATCATAAAATTGAATTTGTTGAGAATCTTCAATACACCATATACAATGCTCCCGCTAAAACCAAAAAAAAGAAGGGAGACTTTTACACTTGGCACACTGATAGCGGGCCAGAACCTTTACCAAATGGTAAGATACGTAAATTAAGTTTAACAGTTCAATTGTCAGACCCCGAAGAATATGAAGGTGGTAATTTCCAATGGTTAGAACCTACTCAACAACTAAACGGTATGGGGAAAGGTTTTGGGATGAAGTTGGATATGAATAATTCTGTTCGAACAGTACCATTCAGTGGTAAGACAAAGGGGACATGTATCATATTCCCATCATTTATATATCACCAAGTAACACCAGTGACACATGGAACACGTGAATCTCTAGTGGGATGGTTTGCTGGCGACCCATATGTCTAACATTGTAAGAGTAGAGAAATGTGATGAAGTATTTCTAAGAGTCCATTGTGATAAAGGACTTTCTAGAGACTTGTTTGAATTTTTCTCATTTACTGTACCCAATGCAAAATTTATGCCATCATATAAGAATCGTATGTGGGACGGTAAGGTACGACTCTTCTCAATTAAAACAAACAAAATTTATATAGGATTACTTCCATACATCGATGAGTTCTGTAGAGAACGAGGATTTGAGTTTGAAGGTGTCCAAGATGTTATAGGTGATAAGACTAGAATATCAGATGAAGATGTGGACTTCTTTATCAATGGAGACGACTTAATTCCAGGCTTGGGACTTCCTTTTGCACCAAGAGATTATCAAATAGATGCATTCAAATCTACAGTACAGTATGGTAGACAGTTATTATTATCTCCTACTGCTAGTGGTAAGTCATTAATCATTTATATGTTATGCAGATGGTTTGAAGGAGAGATGTCTCTACCCAATTGTAAGACTGTAATAATAGTTCCTACTACTTCGTTGGTTGAACAGATGACCAAAGATTTTCAAGAGTATGGATACAAAGAACCTATTTGTAAAATATACAGTGGACAAGAAGTATTTGATTCCTCTATAACAGTCACAACATGGCAGTCCTTTGCAAAAGCACCTAAAGAAGTATTACAATCATTTGATGTTGTGGTAGGGGATGAAGCACATTTATTTAAAGCACAAACACTCAAAGGTATTTTAGAGAAGATGAAAACTACTGCAATTCGTATCGGAACTACTGGTACACTTGATGGCAGTGAAGTTCATAGACTACAACTAGAAGGTTTGTTTGGGCCAGTCAAAAAGGTCATAACCACAAAAGAGTTAATGGACGAAGGGACGATTGCAAATTTAAATATAGAATGTGTCATACTTCGTCATACCAAACAGAAGAAAATGTCATACCAAGATGAGATGGATTATCTCGTAGGAAATGATAGTAGGAACGAATTTATATGCAACCTAGTATATTCCCTTAAGGGGAACACACTTGTACTATTTCAATATGTCGAAAAACATGGAGTTCTTCTACATAATAAGATGACATGTCGATTGGGTGAACAATTACACTATGTCTATGGCGGAACCGATACCAAGGATAGGGAGAACGTAAGGGAAATCGTTGAGAAAGCAAATGACAACGTCATACTGGCGTCATACGGTACCTTCTCAACTGGTGTTAATATTAAGAAGATTGATAATGTAGTCTTTGCATCTCCTTCCAAATCACGAATAAGAAACTTACAATCTATTGGTAGAGGTCTTAGAAAGGCTGATGGTAAAACTGAAATGCGATTGTTTGATATATCAGATGATTTACAATGTGAAAATCATACTCTGAATCACCTTAAGGAACGTATAAATATATACAACGAAGAGGGATTTGTATATCAAATGAGACAATTCAACATTACATGAAGGCAAAAGACTTGCACACACCACAACAATATGAAGTAGTTAAACTTAAAATTGGTACTGAACTAGTTGCAATGACTAGAGACCGTGCTGATAAATTGGAGTTAACACTACCTATGTGTTATACACTCACTCCAGCAGGAGACGGAACAAGTAACACTACCTTCTATCCCTTTGCACCAACTAGTAAAAGCACTAACATAGTTATCGATAAAGAAGATATCATGTACAGGGCAGAAGTTAGTGAACAATTCATTCCCATTTATGATAAAGCTTCATCGTCTTGGGCAACGATGTTAGAAGCACAATCTATTCCCATTTCTACAGGACAAGTTATTAAGTCCCCATCACTTCAGAGAATGCATGAACTACTCGAAGACTACATGGGTGATGCTGAACTTGACGAAGAATGGGACGATGATATACTTGATGTTAGTGGAACCCCCAAGATAATTCATTGAGCAAAAAAGAATACTAAATAGTCTGCGTATAAATCAGAGTTATATTTGATTATACAATATTTTAATATACAACAACTAGGAAAATACCATGACAACAGCTGCGATAGCTAAGAGCATGGTGCGAAAAACTAAAGAGATTAGAGAGAGTAAGCAAGTGTGTGTTCTCTGTGATGTTATTGAATTTCTAGCATTCATGACTCTTCCCTTTATAGTACCATTTATGATAATGTATTTTACATTATTAAATTTCTAATGCGGATACTTATACTTCTTACCATTTTAGGTTCATGGGCAATTCTATATGACCGAGACCCAGGCTCTTTGCGGTCTTTAAGAAATGCCACAGAGTTTAATAATATGAGTCCAAACTCATGAAGAAGTCATCCAACCTCAAAGACCTCATGGAGATAGGCACACTAGTATCTATCTTCATGATAACCATTCTATCTTTAGTGGAGGTATAATATGTACGTACCTTGGTTTACCAAACCCGAGACTGAAAAGAAAGTACTTCAGATAGTCAACCTCTCGCCCAACGAATCAGTTATAGAAAAACTAACAGATGTACATCCCATGAAACAAATCTTTTGGGCAAGTATAGTACAGGTTTGTGTATTCGGTTTTATGATTCTCTCGTTCGCCGTCATCAATAAATTAGTCCAATGAACACACTATATAATATAGTAAAACGTAAATTTACAATGTCTTATGAACCGTCTTATATGGAGATATTATTTCACTTCATAGTAACGATGTTATTAGGAATGATTCCGCTACTCGTACTATTTCTAATCGTTAATCTCTTTATATAAGCTTCCCTGTGGGGACATAAGCTACTTTAACATAGATTTTCTAATCCACAAGTGGCTTTTTAAAAAAACTTATCTTTTTTTATTACCAAATAATTTCAAAAAGCCACTAGGAATCCTATAACTAAGGAGTATAATGTATACATGACTAAGAAAAAAGACCCTAAAACACAGGCGCATTACGTCAACAACAAGGACTTCACAGCGGCAGTTTCTGAGTATGCAATTGCAATCAAAGAAGCGAAAGAGTCGGAAGGAACTCCACCCCAAATGTCAGAGTACATAGGAGAATGCATCTATAAGATTGCAACAAGACTATCTACTAGACCCAACTTTATCAATTACACTTATCGAGATGAAATGATATGTGATGCAATCGAGAATTGTATTCAGTATCTTGGCAACTTCAATGTAGAAAAATCAAACAATGCATTTGCATATGTTACACAGATTTGTTACTATGCTTTCTTGAGAAGAATACAGAAAGAAAAGAAACAAGTGTACATTAAACAACAAGCAATTGATGCTACTTCACTCACACTCGATGCATTTGATACAATCGATGGAATACACGACCCTACCTTAACCAACACTAACGTGGAATGGATGCAAGAGAATATGAACAGGGTTGCATATGAACCAAGAAAATCAAAAAGAACAAGGAAATCTACAAAACAAAACTCACTAGAGAAATTCGAAGATAAATGAAAATAGCGATATTGAATGACACTCACTGTGGAGTGAGAGGTGATATGATTGAGATGTCTAATTATCAAGGACGTTTCTATAATGAAGTGTTCTTCCCATACTTAGATGAGCATGATATCAAACACATCATTCACATGGGTGACTACTTTGATAGAAGGAAGTATATCAACTTCGCTTCCATGAAAGCAAATATCAAACACTTCATTGAACCTATGACTGAACGTGGTATAACCATGGACTTAGTAATTGGTAATCATGACACATATTATAAGAACACCAATGATGTCAATGCTCCCGAATTACTTCTTTACAATCAACCAAACGTATCTGTTTATTCTGAGTGTGAAGTTAAAGAGTATGATGGGTTTTCTATTGCACTTGTGCCATGGATTAATAGTGATAACTATGCTGACTCAGTAGAATTTTTACGTTCAGCACCAGCATCTGTTGCTATGGGTCACTTTGAAATAGAAGGTGCATTGATGATGCCAGGCATGACATGTCAACATGGACTAGACCATTCATATTTAAAACGTTTTGATAAAGTGTATAGCGGGCACTTCCATCAAAAGTCAGAGGTCAAGAACATTCACTACGTTGGTTCACAGATGGAATTTACTTGGTCGGATTATAACGATAAGAAGTACTTCCATATTTTTGATACTGAAGACCAATCCCTAACTCCAATACACAATCCTATTACTATGTTTGAAAAGGGTTTCTATGATGACGCTAAAGAAACTTTTGAAACTATAAGTGAAAAAGATTATTCAAATTACACTGGTAAGTTTGTGAAAATTATTGTCGTTAATAAAGACAATCCGTATTGGTTTGATACATTCTTGGACAAGGTACATGCTGCTTCACCTTTACATGTATCGGTTGTGGACGATAATAAACATATGGATTTTTATGGAGATGATGAGGTAGAAGACATCGAAGACACTCTAACTATCCTATCCAATTACATCGATGGATTAGAAATCCAAGGTAAGAAAAAGCCACTTAACGAATTGATGACAACGTTGTATAATGAAGCATTGGATGAACACTCTTATTTATGATAAACTTCAAAACTGTGAGGTGGAAGAATCTTCTTTCATCAGGCAACAAATATACTGAGATACAATTAGACAGAAATCAAACAACCCTAGTATTGGGTGAGAACGGTGCTGGTAAATCCACACTATTAGATGCATTGTGTTTCGGATTGTACGGACGTGGATTTCGGAATCTAAAAAAAGACTTATTGATAAACTCAATCAATCAAAAAGAAATGATAGTTGAGGTCGAATTTACGATTGGCCGAAGAGAATACAAAGTAATACGTGGTGCAAAACCTAACAAGTTTGAATTATATGTAAATGATATGTTGGTAGACCAAGACGCTACGGTTAAAGACTATCAAGAACATTTAGAAAAGAACGTACTCAAAATGAGTTACCGTTCATTCACACAGGTTGCTATCTTGGGGTCAGCAAACTTCACTCCATTCATGCAATTGAAATCGGCAGAGAGACGTAAATTAGTCGAAGACTTGCTGGACATTTCAATCTTCAGTACCATGAAAGACATTTTAAGGAAGAAAGTATCCGCACATAAGATAGAGTTGAAAGAAACTAACCATGAAGTTGAACTCATAGAAGAACGTGTGAGTGGTCTCAACGAACAGTTGGAAGCACTGAGAGAAACAAGAGAACTTAAGATACAAAAGTACGAAGATACTGTACAAGAAACGCAAGATAATATTGATACACTACTAGAAAAGGTAAGTGTTAAAGAAGAAGATGTGGTAAATAAGCTTGAGACCATATCAGACAGAGACCCACAAGGGGATAGACTTAAACAAGCAGAAGCAGTAGAACAGCAACTTATAACTGCACGTAAGAAAGCACTGAAAGAGATAGAGTTTTATGAAAACCATGATGATTGTCCAACATGTAAACAGGGGTTAGACCATGAACACAAGACGAAACACATTGAGGAGAAGAAACTTAAGTCAGATGAAATCAAGAAAGCGCTGCTTTCTCTTGACACCACCCTCGAAGATACCCGAAATCGATTGGCGGAAATCACAGAAGTCCAACGAGAAATAGAATCCATTCAAAAACAGAAAGGTCTTTTACAAACTGAGATACTTTCAAATCAGAAGTTCATTACAAAGATTCAAAAGGAAATTGAAGAACTAAAAATAGAACAAAATGTAAGTTCTAATGTCCATGAACGAATCGAAGAATCAGAAGATACACTAGAAATTCTACATCAAAAACATAAGACACTAGTAGACCAAGCACACTACTTTGATATTGCTTCTACTCTATTGAGAGACCAAGGAGTAAAGGAGAAGATTATTAAACAGTATGTTCCTGTTATGAATAAGATGATTAACAAGTATCTCGCCCAATTAGAATTCTATGTTGGGTTCGAACTCAACGAAAGTTTCGAAGAGACTATCAAGTCAAGATTTAGAGACGTGTTTAAGTACGACAACTTCTCACAAGGTGAAAAGATGAGAATCGATTTATCACTTTTGTTTACTTGGAGAGCAGTTGCACGTATGAAGAACAGTGTAAACACTAACTTGCTTATACTTGACGAAGTGTTTGATTCATCACTAGACGTTAATGGAACAGATGACTTCATGAAACTATTAAACACCTTGACGGAAAAGACTAATGCATTTATAATTAGTCACAAGGGAGATGCACTGTACGACAGGTTTGAGAATGTAATTCGATTTGAGAAACATAAAAATTTCTCACGACTGGCGGAATAGGATAAATAGTATTATGAAAAGTTTTTCCGAATTTAAAACACCAAAAATAGAAGATATAAAGTTAGACTTACCTACAATAAGTGAGTTGACTGTATCTCCATACTACACACAAAGAGGTGTAGCGAATCCGTATTATGATTTAGATATCAGTATGGATGCTATCACAGCACAAGTTGGTGAAGGTGATATTAAATTTAAGAATGTTGAGAGTGCAAGTGGACAAGAAATATTTTCTGTAGGGAATGGTAAGTTTTTCTTCCAAGTAGAAAAGAATGGAAGTGACACTCCATACTATGTAAGGACTACTAAGAGTGCTGTTAAATCGCACTTAGGTATGGGTAAACGAAAGGATTCGACAGCTTCATCTAATGTGAATGAGTTATTATCTGTATATTTTTTAGATAAAACCAGTGAGATGAAAATGGACTCCGTGGAATGGGAGATGGTAATAGGTAAGAAGTCAGGCAAGACTGGTGTGTTACTTGGAGACGGAAGTCCGCTTACCTATGAGACCATGATTCAGTTGATAGATAAAGATGAAACTGCACAAAGAGATATCAAGATTGGTCAACACAATGCTAGAGCAATTCTGCAAGACTTAAGTGGTCAATCAATTAAGAATGTATACTGGACACCACGTGGAAAGCCAGGCGGTATCTCAGATAAGAACCCTTCAGATGTTATGGTTGAACTTTCGAGTGGAACGTTCATAGGATACTCTAACAAGATTGCTGCTGGTAAAGATATGACACCAAAGATGAATGCATCTGCTGTCGCACAGTATAGTAAACTTGGGGATTCAAAACAATTAAAATCAGTTATGAATCACATTGATGTTGCATGGGATGAAGCAGTCAATAGTGTTAAAAACAAAGAAGTGCAAAAAGAGTTGAAAGTTAAATGGACTTCTAAAGTTAAGAGAGAGAAGTACACAGAAGGTGGTTCAAAAGCATCATTCTATAAGATAGGTCAACTATTCACTAAACATGGGTTGAGTTTTTATTCAGAAGATTTCTATTATCCATTTAGAAATTCTGTTATCCAACAGATGTCAAAACACTTGTCTAAACCAAATAACCTATTATACATGTTGAACACTATGGGGTATTACACTTATCCCGATGCTAACTCTACACCATGTCCATACAAGTTATTGATTGGTTCAGAGAGTGGGTCAAAGATGAAAGACGTAGGTGCTAATGAAGAATTAAAAGCAGTATGTCTCGATGAAAATCCTAAAAATTATGGGAACATCAAAGTCAATTACGTGAAGGGACAACAAAGTTTTACTTTGTCGTTTGTATATAAACCACTGAAGAAGTATTGTGAACTTCCCATTACTATGAGGACAAGGGCGTCCGGCGGTTGGGCAGGTAAAGCATTATATATGAGTTCTTCAGGCATTAGGATTAAATAATGTATCAATTAGTTGAAGAAGCGAGTAAAGTATTAAGGACACGTCCAAATGATTTTGATTTTGAGACAAGGGAAGACGCTGAAGAGATAGAGAGTAAATTGTCGGAGACCATGGAACAATATGGTGGTCTTGGTTTGAGTGCAAATCAAGTGGGACTAGATGCTAGAGTTTTTGTCATGAGAACACAGGACGGTATTCAAGCATTCTTTAATCCCGAGTTAACTAAAGTGTCTCAAGAAACAGACTTAATGAAAGAGGGGTGTTTATCGTTCCCCGATATATACCTTATGATTAAGAGACCCAAAGTGTGTGAACTTAGATGGAGTAACGCTAAGGGCGAAGAAAACACACAACTATTTGATGGTATCGGTGCAAGATGTATACAACATGAACTAGACCATCTCAACGGTATCTTGTTCTTACAAAGAGCGAGTAAATTGAAATTAGAACGTGCTTTAAAATCACGTCCTAAAGAAAAACGAAAAAGACTAGATTATGAAAAACGACAAGCATATGCAAGATTCATCCAAGAACAACAGGAAGCTCAATCTAATAACTCAGAACGAGATGACATCTCCGCAAGAGAATCAGATTCTAATTCAGTGGTTTAGAGAAAACTTACAAGACCTTAGAAGTGTTGGTGATGGTTCCGATTACGTTGGAATCAATATCATACACATACACGACCATTTTATAAGGACACTCCTTAGACGAATTCAATTTGATGCTGTTGCAGAGATTTATAAAAGAACTGGTAGTAAACAGTATCCCGAAATGTGTATTATGACAGAGTGGCCAATCGGTGGTTTTCAACGCCCACATAAAGATACCTACTCTTCAGTTGAACTAATTTACGGTTTAGAGAATGACGACAAACCTAAAAGAGAGTGGACTCTTATATTAAATCTCAATAGCAACTTTGGTGATGGTAAGACATACTTCCCCGATGATGACTATACACACGACCCTGTATCGGGACAGGGAGTCCTGTTCCAAGGACTTTATCACGAACATGGTGTACAGAAGGTTCGAAGATGTCCTCGTTACACTATCGCCATGTGGTTCTCCGCTGACCCAAACAACATGCTTACCGATATGGTCACAAATGACCTTAAAGAAGACCAATTTTCTTTACTAGGAATGCAATTACCCACTAGACAAAGCCAGTAACTTTTTGATACTATAGTATCTGTTGGATTGATTAAGTCCTTGTAGCTCAACTGGATAGAGCAACAGCCTTCTAAGCTGTAGGTTATAGGTTCGACTCCTATCGGGGACGCCAATCCAAACCCCCCCAAATTAAATTTGACAAAGCCCCTCACTTTTTTGTATACTATGTGTATAATGAAAAAAGGAGATAATATGTCAAACATTCACAACGATAACATTAACCAAGAAATTATGGAAGATATCCTGTCTATGGCAGATAAGGATATTTGGAATGTAATTTTTGCAATTCAAAACGAATTTGGTATCGAAAATGTACCAAACCCTGCAGGTGGTGAACACGGGTTCATTGCAAAACTGTTCGAACTTCGAAAAGAAGCGAGGTCTATTTAATGTTAAATATCGATTACATAGAAGTTGG